AACCTCCTCCGGTGAGCAAGCGGCACTACAGAGAATGCTAGGATTAACTGGACTCGGTTCTGATTCATCCAATCGAGCGATTAACGCACAACAACTATTTTCTTCCATGCTTGGGCAATCCGGTCAGCTTAGCAACCAAAACATGGCAACGCTCGGCGGACTTGGTATGCAAGGATTAAAGGAAGCGAATGATAAGCTTGGAATGGGGATTAATCTATTCGGGCAAACTAACAATACTGACTTAGCCGCAATTGCTCAATATTTAAACAATCTTCAAGGACAAAATTCTTTTGCTATCAATGCTGGAAATGTCGGAAACGCGGGCTTTGGCGGCAGCGCTAATGCTTACGGAAATATTTTCAATAATTCCCTCGCCGGGGATTCATTCGGGCTTGATAGATTAAAGACTCAATACGGCGCTTATCAAAATAATTTAAATTCAGGAATGAACTTTTTAAATAATCAGCAACAAAATTTTCTGAGCGGATTAAATCCAATTAACGATTTTATGAAGCAGGGTTTTGGTATGTATAATAATGCACTTGGCGGCCTATTTTCACTCGGCAACTATAAACCACCAGAGAATATGAAGAATCCTTATGGAGAAGCTATTTCTGCGGGCATTGATGCGGCGGGCCAATTGATATCAAAGAAACGCGGAGGCAACAATAGCGGGGGTGGCACATGGGTTTAAAATACTTCAGGGAATGATTATTAAGGATAAATAAATGGGACAATTTCCAAATTGGCTTTTTCAAAATATGTACTCTCCGGGCCTAGAACCTGAAGATTCATTTAATACATCATCTGTAAATGTACAAGAAACGCCACTTGATATTGAAAAGGCTTTAAAGCCTTATCAACAAGATACGTCGAATTTTAGTCAAATCGAATCTGATATGGCCACGCTTCGGAATAAAATCAGCGGCGTGGATGAAAATATTAAAAATCTTTCTAAATCAATCGACTATGATCCGATTGAAAAAGCGCGAGAAGATTATCGTGGAATGTACAAATGGAAAGGCGCAAGCAAGAAACGAAAACTCGGATCAATCGGTTTAGGAATTCTTGACGCACTTCTGACTGTAGATTCCGGGCGCGGTTTGCGTGTTCGGCGAGAAGATGAAGAATTAAAACGCTACGAATTAATGAAAGACCGTGTTGATAAACAAATTTCGAACGAACGCGGTAGAGAAACTTCATTAAATAATTTATTTGGAAAGTTATCTTCCGAATATGAAAAAGCGCGGATCAATAAAGAAAAGAATGAGCTTTTATTTAAAGCAAAACAAGAAGCAAATAAGATTCAGGATACAAAAGTTCGTAATCAATTTATTGTAGAAGTTTCAAAAGCCGCGTCACAGGGCGCTTTGAATGATGCGAAAATTGAAGAGATTAAAAATAACCTTAATCGTCCTAAGAATTTAGCAGACTTTTCCGGGCTTTTATCTCAAGGAAAATTACCAGAAGAATCTTTTAATATTTTAAAAGAACTTCTTAGTGCATCTCGTCCTACAAATTTTCGTCAACAGTTATACCGCGGCCCCATCCAAGATCGTGCAGTATATAATCCTGAAACAAAAGAAATTGATTTCATAAAAACGCAACCTTTAAAAAATTATAATCCAATTACAGGACAACTTTCTGAAGATATTGAGGAACTTCCGGGTAGATATATTCCTGCTGCAGAAGTAAGAAGCTTAAATGAAATGCGACAAGCAGATTCGCTATTCAGAAGTGCTGGTGCAAATGCTCTTGCTGATCTTGCTTCTGGAAAGATTAAAGATTATACAGGATTAAATAATACTTCACTTGGACAACAGATTAAGGCTTTTATTAACAACATCCCTGACATTGCAACCGCAAGTGCCTTTGGTTGGCAGGTTCCGTCATTCGCCGCGCTCATGCACGTTAAAAGTATTTATGGTGGCCGCGCTCCCGAATCTCTTATTAATGATTTAAAAATTATTGTAGAAGGAAGAGCTTCTTCGCCTGAGCAATACGCCGCGGCATTGCTTACACAGGGTATTCTAACACGAAGCAATTTGCTTGAAAAAGTTCAACCTGAACTTATTGCTGAAGTTAAAGGCGATAGTAATTTTTACAATTTCGTTAAAGCAAAAATGAATGTTTTAATGCAAGTTGCAAAAAATGCAAAACGCGCTCCGAAGCTTCCGTATTTAGAAGATATTATTCAAGAATATAAAAGTTATAAAAATAAACAACCAACAGAAACTTCTCCCAGATCCGCTAACCGCCCGAATGTTCAAAAATTAATTGATGATGCAGCGAGAAAATTAAATGCCCAGTAAGACTTTAAAAATTACAACGCCAAACGGTCAAGTTTATACTGCAAGTTCAAAAGAAGAAATTGAATTACTATATAATACCCTCGCCGATGATCCGAATATTGATCTTACAAAATTAAAAACAGAAACAATTGATCCTGTTTCAAATGAAGTAACAATGAAAGATCGTCTGCTTGGGGCGCTCGGTATGGGTACTGCGGGGGCTATAGGCGGCGGCGTGGTAGGGGGCGGCGTTCCCGGTGCGGCGCTCGGTGGTGGTGTGGGGGCTTCGCTAGGCTTCGCTTTTCCACCTATGACAAAAGGAGAGTGGGCGGCGGGTACTCTTGGCTCTCTGTTCGGCGGCGCGATTGGCAAAGGTGTGGGAACGGTAGCGTCAAAGGCCCCTGCTATGCTAGGCCCTGTAATCCGTGGTGGGGCGGGGTTGGCTGAGGCCGAAGCAGGTAAAATGCTTCAAACGGGCATTGATACGGATAAACCTCAAGGTTTTAATCCTATTTCTCCCGAAGGAATTACATCAATGCTTCTTCCGAATGTCGGCAATGCTTGGAAGAATGTAGGTGAAGCTTCTCCAGGGGTTATTTCTGCACGCTTAAAACGCGCAATTCCGGGGCTTTTGGATCAATTGACAAATAAAAATTTATCAAAACAGGCGACCGCTTCACCGTATAATGCACTTGCGCCTTTCGCATTTGATAAAGCTAAACCACTTGCTAAAACTGCACAAGAAGGAATTCGCACCACGACATTAGAGCCGTTGGAAAATATAATTACAGGGCTTGAATCTCAAAAAACAACGCTTGAAGATCAGTTAAAATCTTTTACTGCAAATTCCGCGACCGGGCCGTTTGCAAAAACTCAACAATATTTACAGCGAGATATTCTACTTAAACAACTCGATGAAGTAAATGATAAATTAAACGATATTATCATCCGCCGTGCCCAAGCTAGGCAAGCCGCGGTTGCAAATAGTATTGCGAAGGAAAGAGTTTCTAAAGAAACGCAGGGCGGGCTAAAAGATACACAAATTGATAAATCCGCCGATCAATTGAAAAATCAACTTTCAAAGGAACAATGGAAGCAAGATTATCTTACTGAACAGCGCAAAATTTTACTTAACAAGAAAATGAATCGTGCGCAAAAAGCAGACGCGTTAAAACTTTTAGACAACAAATACAAGCAAATTTATTCATCATTTGATGAAAGTATTAAATCATTTGAAATTGATAAGAAACTTGTTGATAAAGAGTTAAACGCATTTAAACGGCAATATACCGCCGCAGATAGAAATTTACAAATAAATAAAAAATATCAAGCGGGGCTAAATACCGAAGAAAAAAAGTTAAAAACAGAACAAACAAAAGCTAAAACTGAAATTGCAAAAATTAATCAAGAGGAAGCTGATTTTTATAAAAAACAAAAAGAAATTACAGGAGTTGATTTACAAAAAGTACAAAATGAAATCAAAACCGTACAAGAGCAACTTAATTCCTTAAGCGTATTACCTCCGAATATTAAAAAAATTGTCCAATCGGGGGAAAATATTGACGAATTCGTACAAATTGTTCGTAGTATGCGCCCGGATGAATATTCTGATTTTATTAAATATATCCCACAAGCGCAACAGAAAGCGTTTAATGAAGCTATGGGGGATGCGATTGTATTTGATTTTTTTGTAAAGTCTATTGATCCAAAAACAAACCAATTCTCAAACATGCAGAATTATTTGGCCAAATATGGCCTTCCTAATATTGAACAATTTTATGGTGTTCCGGGTGGGCAGGAAAAATTCGCGAAACTCGCGGATCGGTTAATTAAAGCTGTACCTCAAGGAAATAATCGTACAACTTCAGATTATGTTCGGTCGTATTTAACCGGGGCGGCTATTCGCGGCGCGGCATACCAAGGTATTTATATGCTCTTCGGCGCGTCTCAATTTCACGGTGGCGCTTTACTGAAAACCGCGGCAACGGGAATCGCGGCTCTTGCGATTGCTACTCCGGTTCTTATTCGGACAGCTTTACGGAATGAACGTCTTGCGAATGATTTTATTCGATTTATTGATTCGGGCGGCACGCTTACATACGCGCAAGTCCCTTATCTTGCGACGTTCATTAAAAATGAAAGTAAGCCCATTACTGAAAATGAGCTTACTGACATAGTTGAATATTTGAAAGAATTAGCAGTCACAAATGAATCGGCACCCGCGCCGCAGCAAAATCAACAACCGCAGCAACCGCCGATTAATCAAGGTTCTGAAGGAGTAGGTTTTCCTCCCCCGGCTTCGCAAGAACAGCTTGTTTCGCCGCCGAATCAATAACCTTAACGGGTTTTTGTTCATAGATTTTAACAGTCTTACCTGGCGCGGGCTGGCCTTGATAATGTGAAAAGATAACTCTTTGATCGTTATTTTTATTAAACTCCGTATAAAAATCGGGCGGACATTCAGAAGCTCGTAAGGTAAAGCGATTTTTCATTTGCCATCCAATGAATGTATCGTTACCTTCTTTTCGATTGAAAGTTTTTGTTTTAATTATCGTATGTGCTGTGTCTACAGCATCATACCATTTTGAACTTCCGCGAAAAGCATACGGAGACAACCTATCAACTTCGTCTGCGAATTGTGCCGCCGGGGGTTTACCGAAATGGTGTGTAAAAATAATTGACAAATCTAACTCTCTATAATCTCGAAGAAGAAGTTTTAACTGATTGATTAAAAACTCTACCTCTTGTGCGGCGTTTTCATTACCAGAGTGAAAATTACTGATTGGGTCGAGAATTAAAACATTGGGTTGGATAATATCCAGTTGTTTTTTAATTTTTTCCAACGCAAGATCTAGTTTTAATTCCGGTTCTTTTGAAATTGCCCATAGATTATCAGAATAATACTTAAGATTTGAATTTTTATACATCGCCTGAACGCGCTTTTGGAGAATATATTCCCCAAGTTCTTGTTCAATTACGAGAACTTTACAAGCTTGCGGTACAATCCATTCTGGGTTTTCATATAAATTCTCTTGACATGCCAATGCTTTTGCATATCCTGAAAATATATTGAAAGTTTTCCCGATTTTAGCTTCGCCGCCGACTACGCAAAGCCCGTTTTTCGGTAAAATCCCCGGCTCAATCCAGCAAGGGGCTGTTTGAATTGGTCGATTCAATAATTCGAATAATCGTGCAGCTTTAACAGCAATATCGTTATTCTCCTATTAAAAAAATAGTACAGTAAATTAATTCAATAATTTATTACTTCAAAGCTCCAAAAATTTTTAATAACTTTGTAGTGGGAGTCTCATTTTTTTCTTCTGATTTTTCATCAATACTTTCTTTTTCTGTCTCCTCTTCTTGATCAGCGAAACTTTCATTCATTAAATCGGGGATTACATTCATTACTTTCAATTTATTCGGAAGCATCCCATTTTCCGTTGCCCACATAATCATACATAAATTCACCACAGCATGTGCAAGATTATCTTCCAGACCATTGTGAATCTTTCCGTTTACAATTTCGTCATAGGCTTCAAAAATATGCTTAACCGCATGGTCAAACATCTTCAGAAAATCTTCGGGATGCGCTTTTTTTTGATAAAATCGCTCCCACGCGCTGCTGTCGTATTTAATAACACCTTCTTGATATGTCTCGGCGATTCGGCTAAAAACCTCCAGAGGCAAACCCATATAAAACGGGCGCGGATCGCGCTTTTGTGAAACTTCTGATTGATTATTGTTCATTATTTTTCTTTGACTCCTCAATTAATAGTGGTTCTAGTACTTGTCGACAAAATTTTGCATACTTCCCGTACGCGATTAATGCAAATGTTTCTACTTCTAATTCATCATTTGAATATGATCTAATTGCAAAACAGCTACCCGGTTCCTCTGGATTTTCCAGCTCATCTAGGAATGATTCACAAAAGGGAAAATAATCATTTTCATAATGAAGAACTTTATTTTCAATACTCATACAGTTAAAACCTCTCCGTCCGGACAAATAATTTTTCGATCTTGATGATACACAATGTTATACATGTGATAATTTCCTTTCTTATCAAAATACCACTGTTGGAAACAGTTAACCCAATCGTGAGGCTTACCCACCATCCAATCAGGCAGCAGTTTTTCTCCACAACCAAGAGTAGCTACAATATCCGCGGATTTATTTTTAGCATGAGTGAATGAATTACTTGATAAATGATGTGTATGCCAGTAAAAAGTATTCGAACCATAAGCATCATAATGTTGTTTCAAATGATTTTTTGAATACCAACGTCCATGAATGAATTTACACTTTCCAATTTGTAAAATTTCACCGTCCGGATAATCCCAGATAATTTTTGCTTTTGGATTAATCCATTCTTTTTTAAACGTTTCGCGGGATAATTCATTTCTGAATAATTCTTTACTTTCCGCCATTCGTCGATAACGTAATTCATGATTTCCTTGAATTAAATATAAAAATTTAACACTCGGACCTCCAAATTGAAAAACATTATTACAAAAATCTCTTGTATATTTCTTATCTCTTTCTATAGCCCGTTTTATTTGAACATCAGAAACTTTTGCTGAACTGCGAAATTCCGACGCATCAGTCAAATCGCCGCCGGATAAAACAATATCAGGCTTAATTTTTTCAATATATTGAAGAAATAAATTATATAAATACGGATCTTCTTTTCCTAAATGCAAACAACCAATAGAAACCATGGTTGTTTCATTTTTTAATGGATGTTTAATTATCTTCAACTACATTCCTCGCAATCTTTTCAGAGGGCATTTTTGTGATTTTTTTTGTTTTCATAAATAAAAGCAGCGCTGCGGAAGTAATAATAAAGCACGCTTCGTCTTTTGTTAATAAACCTTCATTTATGTGTTCAAAACAAGGTTCGATTAACGCGCTTGTATATTCCCGTAATCTTGTGACCCGCGCAGTAGATAAATTTTGAATTACATGCCGTTGCGCGATGACAAGATTATTTAATAAAATCGCGACTTCTTTATCTGAATACTTGATGTCTTTATTTCTCATTAAACTCCTAAAGTTGTTGCTGTAACAACAGATTCTTCCGGGGTATCAAATAAGAAAGTAACACTGTTTCCATTAAAAAATACACTTAAAAATTTTAATCTTGACATTTTAGTAAATTTTCCCTAATAATTTCATATCTGATTCCTTCCAATTCTTGCCCCGTAATACTTTAGCTGGGCAGATCATACTAGGTAATAGTGTACTCGGTTCCACTATTATTCTCATTATATCCAGGATTTTCTCATCACTCATACTTTCGGCAAAATAAAAATTCATATCATCATGAACTGTCGCAAACGGCACGTCGCCGATGTGGTCAACTAGCCGCGTCTCCGCCTCTTGTGTGAAGGCCGCACCCCCTCCCTGCCCTACTGCCGCCGCGCTGATTTTAGCATCATCCAAATCCGGCCCATATAAGTCTAAGACCATACCGCCGGGTATATGAAAAATAGTTTCATTTTCTATTTCATTTAAAAGTTTTCTATGAAAATCATTCAGAATCGGAAAAGATTTGAAATAAATATCCCATTGCATTTCCAGCATTGCTTTTCGATTGACTTCAGTCTTACTTCCTAAAAGTCTTTCCGCTAGATTTGCGCCAGTAAATGCAACAGTTTTACCCCGGAATTGCCAGTCATGAAAAACCCGCAGCGCCCCGTTTTTTATTAACTTCTCCGTTTGCGGTTTGATTAAATCCCTCGGCGATAATAATGTAAATCCTTCTAAAAGATTACTCGCATGCGAAACACTTTTAGCCCAATCGCGGGCCGAAAATCCGGTATTCATTTTCACCGCGACTTGATTAAACAGATCATTCGAGTTGTCAACCAACCATTGAAATGGATCGTGTTTAAGAATCGTCTTAATATCGAACCCGGCTTTCCAGAGAATAATTCGTAATTCGAGATTTGAAAAGTCGGCTTTAATAATATCAAAACCGGGTGGAGATACAATACATTTCCGAATCTCTTCTCCGAATCCCGTCCGGGGTACGTTTTGAAAATTCGGCTTACTTGATGATAATCTTCCGAGAGATGATCCGGTATCGTTAAAGCGCGGGTTTAGGACATTTAGTCGTTTAAAATATTTCTCATCAAACCATGATTTAGTCCCCTTTCCAGTTTTTTTGTACTTATACAATCTATAAAAAAACGCCGCAATTTCGGCGTTCTTCACATCAAATTTTTCAATCTTTTTAGCAACAAATTCAGGGTCAAAATCTTCTTGTCCTTCTCCGTGAATTGATTCAAAATCTTGAATTGATCCATAACCCATGGACCGAAGTTCTTTTTCTAAACTTTTCTGTACGGTTTTAATATCTGTTTTTTCAAGTTTATAATTCAAACTTTTCGCTTTATTGATAATCTGAACGGGAGAGCCGGGGTTTACATCTTGATCTTTAAATAGTGAATTTTTCTTTTCTTCAAGTACTTTTTCAACTTCAAGCACTTGTTTTTTGTCTATATAAATTCCTTTATTCTGTTTTTTCCAGCAAATGTATGCGTAATTCAGTTTTCGTAAATATGTCTTATATTCTCCTCCCTTTTTCAAAAAATCGGCAATCGCGGCATTGTGTACAAGTAATCCGGCCCAAGCATCGACACCGTTGTATTCAAATACCTGATGATAAGGACATGGCCCATAACAATTATTACCGCGACAAATTTTCCAAACTGGTATATTCAGATAAAACATCGCTGCGGTATTCAATCCCATGAAACCAAGGGACCCGCCTTCGTCATTCTCCTCTTTACCCGGCGATTTACATAAAATGGAATTCGCTAGATAAAAACTCCTCAATCCGTCGTCCCATATTTCTAAGGGAGTCTCAGTATTCAATATATTATCTACTATAGGCTTTTCCGCGCCGAAAATTGAATATCCAACGAAACGGGATTTTTTATCATTAATTGCATCATATGCTTGTTTCAATAAAATATCATTCGCCGGAATAGATACTGCGTAGTTTTTATCTGCAATTCCAATAATTGTCGGTTTATATGTATCTACATCAAATTCGTAATCTAATCCTAAACCAAATGTGGGATCAAATTCTTCCAAAAGTTTTATAAAATCTTTTTCAGAAGTTTTAACTTCAGGGAATTTATCGTGAAATTTAACCTCAGGAATTTCATTACAAAACAAACTCGGTTGAACTTCAGTTAAGCCGGGGATGGCTATTTTACTTTGTTTCATACTTTTTCTTTAATTCGAGATATAAATTATATTCTTCTTCTTGTTGCTTTTGTTTAAGCTCTTGTTTCAGTTTCTTTTTATTTTTTTTCTCTTTTTCTTTCCAGTTTTCATATTGTTCAATTTCTTTTAAACTTAATGTCTTAAGATAATAAACTACAATAACTGGCTTTGCTGAATCAGAATAATATGATTCATCAAATCGTATACCAGAAACTAATACAGAAGAATTGGTTAATTTAATTGACGAAATACCTTTTACGATCATATTACCGACAAATTCGCTTAAATTTTCTATTTTTTGCGGCTGGATTTGTTTATAAAAATACTCTAAATGAAAACACTCTTCTTTCTGTAAGTAATATGTTTCGTTAAAAATCCGAACATTTTCATAATCATAGTACTGCAACATTTTCTTCTCCTTTTTTTACGTTAAAATATAAATATAATGCGGAAATTTGCCTTAATGTTTTTTACTCTTTTTCTCTTAAAAGGCCAATCGCCTGAAGTTGATAATTTAAGGCAACGTGTGTTTGAGTTTGAAAAACATTATGATAAATTTTTCCGAAAGCTTTTTGGATGCCCGGAAAAGGGGGCGATATTTCCTGAGAATTGTAATTCAAATTTAGGTGTAATTTCTGTACAAGATTACAATAATGCGCGTAAAGCATCCAAAAAGCTTTTTGATTAATTTTTATTCACTTCAACTTTCAATTCCGTCCTTGCAGCGAAATATTCTGAAAATATTCGATCAATATCTTCGCTTTGAGTTATCTCGATGTTAATGTTTTCTTTTTCTAATAGATCAGTAATTGATTCAAGAACCTTCATGCTCATATCAAGCGCGGCATCTGCTTTTTTAATAAATTTTTCAATTAATTCTTTATTCATTTTTTGTCTCTATATGCAAATTTCCTAATTTAAAAGATTCTTTTCCATAAAAATCGGCGTTTGTGTTTATTACGCGTTGATTATATTCTTCAATCGCGTCGTGCATATGTAGTCCAATTAATGTTTGTACATTTTCTACGAGAGATTTTTTATAATCATAATACTCGTAGTGTAAAAATGCTTCCGCTAAGAATTTTGAAAGTTCATTTACATCATTAACGACTTCGCTGAATATGAACTCAGGAAAACTGTTATTGAATTTTTCAAGCTTTTTTAAGTTCTTAATTTCAATATCAATTTCCTGTAGATCCATACCCGCCCTTTCTATTTCCTTCTAATTCTGGTTTTTCTTTTAGTTCTGAAAACAAAACTCTCGTAACCGGAACGATCATAGCTTGCGCAATTCGATCACCGTTTTGAATACAATAAGGAGCATAATCAGTATCACTTCCGTTTAATGCTTTGATAAGCTTCACTTTAACTTCTCCGCGGTAATCCGAGTCAATTATTCCTACGGAGTTGATTAATGAGATATTATCATTAAAACCCATCCCTGATCGGGAATAAATTTTCATACAAAATCCGCGGGGAATTTTAAAAATTAACCCCGTAGAAATTACTTCTGCGCCGCCGGGGTAGATGTAAATCTTCTGTTCTGGCGGAAGATGTGCATGAATGTCAAAACAAGCAGCGCCGTCGGTTGAATAAACAGGTGTTTTAACATCTTCGGATAGTTTATAAATTTCGACAAACCGGGCACTTAAACAATTATAAATATTCGCAGCATGAACAACCGCTTGATTCAACATTGTATACCATTCTTCCTTCGATGTTTCATCTTTTGGCAATTTTTCCCAATTTGTAATCACGAACTCTCGAACAGCTTCATTAATTGCTTCGTACATTTTTAATTTTTTTTCTTCAGTGTTTATTAATATCATTATGTGGTTTCTTACTCTCCGCTTTATGAAATTTTTTCAAAACAGGTATAATCTTTCCTTTTTTCTGAGGCTTCCATCGTCTAAAAGGGTTCTCTTGTTCAGAAATTTCCTTTATATCCAAATCCTTAATAGATAAATCTTTCCATGATCCTTCAAATATATGGCCGCGCCAAGCTTTTACACCGCCTTGACCGGGCCCGAAACAATACGGGGCAAATAAATTAATCGCGGGTTCTCCAAAAAGTATTGCGGGACGCCCTCCGTTTGGAATTGTTTTCAACGCTTTTTTAATATCAGCTTTCATTAAATGTTGAAAAGCCGCACCTTGGGTTAACATTTCAATACCGAAGGTTAGTACGAAAACATTTGGATCAAAATTTATGATGCCGCGGGGTATAATATTTCCCGCAATTAAACTTCTCGAATCATATTGCCGACACAACTTTTCACAAGATACACGTATCGCTTTTTCTGGATAAAAAAGTTTATTAAACTTATCTTTCCCCGGATAACAGCGGATAATGGAACACAACCCGACTTCGTGATCTTTTAATCCAAGATCATAAATGAGCTTATTTTTTCTAAACCATCCCAAATTACCAGATAAAAGCCGATTGTCAAGAATATCATCCTTTTCTGGAGAAGAAAATACGAAAAGAAGCTTAATACCTTCTGGAATAAAATCGGGAACAAAGTTTTGACCTTTCTCGTACATCGCGCAAAATTTACAGCCCGCGGGTTTTTTTAATAATCCCTGCGACGTCCATTCTTGCGGTTCTGAAGGAATATTTATTTGAATTTTCTTCATTTATGATTCACAAGAAGGAAGTTCTTGTAAAGTTTCTATTTTCGGAGCATTTTCCCATGAAAACGGGGTAACATGAGAACTTTCATTCCATACAATGTTTGTATTTGGATAAGCAATTAGCCCATTTGAAGTCGAAAGAACATGTAAATCTTTATATCCTATTTCATCACCTTTAGAAGCATACGTCCCTTGTCCCCAGAAGGAAAGAGTGAATAAGTACGAAGCTTCTGTTTTCACAGCTTTATAATTAACTTTCACAGTACATCCTTCAACGTGCGAAAGAATATGACAAGAAATTCCGTAAGATAAGCAATCCCACACTTGAGCTTCGTAAGGAAAATAAAAAGGTTCACAACCAATTTCGCCAATAAAGTTTAATGGAACCTTACTAACCATCGCGCCGTTATCGAATAGTATTCGGAACGATAAAATTTTCCCCGGCTGAGAAAAAACTCCTATTGCAGTTCCATTAAGAAGGTTTCTTTTCTTTTCAATAAATAAATAACTACTGACTCTTAGTGGGGGAATTTCTGTATAACCCCATCCACATGATGAATATGTCATTTTTACAAACTCTCCGAATTAAAAAATTTTAAGTTATATTTCAACCAATTTTTCTTTCATTTTTTTAGATATTGAAATTCAATTTCCTGAAAATTAAGAATTATATTTTTTTCTAATTCTATATTCAATAAAATATCCTTTCCTTTTTCTGTTGCTTCCATTTTTTCTAACAACACATATTTATTTTTAGGAACTTCGACATACAAACTTCCGGTAAAATTTATTTTATAAACACTTTTATCCATAAAAAAAATATCCGGGATAGTGGAAATTACTCTACCATCCCGGATATTCCTTTCAAAAATTAACTAAGAACTTCGTCTGGATCGAATGTAAGCTTAAAGCCCGTCTTGGACTTCGCGGCAGACTTTTCGAGGGACTTAATCTTCTTCTCATTAACCGGGAAAAAGTTTTTGATAACATAATTATTATCCTTAACGTATATCCTTTTCCCGTTTTCGTCAGTCTTTCCGGTGTCAATACGGCCTTGAACCAGAACATAACCAATCTTTCGGTTCCGGAATTGCGAATCGAGAAGATTTGTCATAGCTTCCAGATCTGGGTTTTCCTCATCAAAATCAGCGGAAAATGCCTCCGAAACGAAAGAATCAAAATCTTCACCAAGTAGACATTCTAGGAATGAATCGCCATCGGCATTTCCGATATTGGATGAATACACGAAACCAAAACTTCGTGCTACATCCTTTTCAACTCCATCTTTTTCGTATGTTTGACCTCCAAAGTTTTCAGAAAAATAATTTTCCACGGATCCAACTTCATTAACTGCTTCGTGGAATTTTTGAGTAAGCCACGAGGGGTTAAATGTGAAATAAGTAGTTTGTGCCCGGCCAGCGCCATAAGCGGCGATTTTAACAGGGCAGGTTAGATAAACGCCGGACTTGGATACAGCAACGGGGCCGACTTCTGTTACTTTACCAACGCACGCCAATGACGGCATGGGTTTTGCTTGCATTTTTGCGAATTGTGTTGACATTTTGGTTTATTTTCTATTTGAGGTATTTCAGGCTGGCGGTACTCTGCGTGCCTATTCACATTGTACTAGTAGTGTGCGGCGCGACTACTTAGATTAAAGAGTTTTAATGAAGCCTTCATCGTCCATATACAGCACGCGGCGCACCCCGGCTAAGCGCAGCGCCTCAGAGCACCCTTCACAGGGCCTAGAGGTCGCCGGAATGCCACCCCGCGTTTCCCTGTAGACGATCATGGTTGACCTCTCTGGTGACCAAGAAGGGACACGAAACGCTTGGATTAGCGCATGTATTTCGGCATGAAGAAATTGCCGCGTCGGGTTAATTTTTTCTTGCGTTTGTTTTTGATACGGATGAGTTTTTAGCTGATTGAACCCTAAAGAGATTAATTTATTTTTCTCCCAAATTCCCGCAACGAGTCTATGTTGACCGCGTGGGAGTTTAGGTAAGGATTTATAATATTTTTCTAAGATTTTTAGATTATTATTCATTATTTTTAATAATTTATAATAAAAATATATGATAATCCATTTAGCATTTTTCAAAGCCGCGCACGGTGGAGCATTTTCAAAAGCAATTTCATGGAAAACCAAATCACCATATTCTCATGTGGAAATGATTTTTCCACATAAAATTAAAGATGAAAAAAATAACAGGGAATTATCATTATGTTTCTCATCTTATGAAAAAGAAGGCGGCGTTCGATTCAAATTCATTCACTTAAATCCAGAAAAATGGGATTTAGTTCCTATTGAAATTCCAGATTATGAATATGAAAATCTTCTCGCCTACGCCGCCTCTTTATGTGACGCCGGGTACGACTGGGCCGGAATTTTCAAATTCGTTTTACCTTTTGTCCGTCAACGTCCCCATAAGTTTTTTTGTTCTGAAGTTTGTATTTATGTCTTGCAACATGTATGTAATATGTTATGGGAATTGACTTCGTATAAAACCGACCCCGGTGAATTATTTACTCATCTAACAAAAGAGTTGAAAAAGGAAGTTGTATCCGCCGTTTAATAGCAGTACGGCACAGGTTTATGTCGATATAATCAAGTAAATAATTAACTTCTTGGATAGAAAGATCAAGAAACTTCGCAAACTCCTCTGGTGTTAAATCATTCGTAAGAATGAAGTCCATAAAATCGCCGCGAATTCCATTTCCTTCTAAGCATTTCAATATTTCAATGCGTATCTCTGTATTTGCGATTGAAAAATATCGGCGAATTACTCTTCCGATATATAACATCATTTGAGAAAATACAGTTAATTCGTAATCGTTATACCCGATTAATTCAATATATTTCTGTTTCCTCAATTCTTTTAAACTGTATCCAATATTTCCGGCAGATATGTCATGTAATTCGTAAGCTACGGATGATCTAAAAAATTTTGTATCATTCTCAACACAATGACGAAAAATTTTAGACAAAACTTCATATTTAACCATTAGATTTTCCTAGAACAGTTTAATTCCATATGACCGTTCGATTGCATTGATTACGGTTTCCGCGGACGCTTCAAATTTCCCTTCAGGAAGATCGATTCCACGATTTTTTGTCATACCGAGGGTTTTGGTTGTATTTTCGTAGAAATACCTTTTTCCTTCAATTGACGTTCGGAGAATTAGTGAAAACCCGCCGCCAAGAATATTTTTAGCACCGCCTTGAAGGGCCGGGCGAGATGAAGCGCGTTCTTCAATCTTCGGGGGCGCGTTTTCCTGCTTCAACGTAACAGTTTCAACCGCTTCGTGAATTGTTAAAATTTTCGGAAATGCGGCTTTATTCGGATTTTTGATTTGAAGAAAATCTTCGATCCGGCGGATTGTACCATTCCGAATCATACCCCAGTCTTGCATTTCGAGCTTCAAGCCCTCAGCGCGGGTTTCTGATACGTTTTTATTCTTATCCGAACTTTCCGCAGCGTCGCGATATAATTCCCCAATCTTTTCCGATAACATCGTTTGTTGGAAATTCGAGAACCCTTCCCATACAAGAAAGTCAGGATTAAATTCCCACATCTTCGGGTAAAACTTTAAAGGATTCTCTAGGAATTCATCGAGTGTGTCATAATCGGAAATTTGAATTTCTCGAAAGTTTGTTTTGAACTTTTCCAGATTATCTTTCTTAATAAACTGCGAAAGAATAGTTTCCATTCCCGCGCCGCCCGGATCAGTATTAATTGTAAAAACCTTCGCGCCGCGTTCAATTAAATCGGCAACGAATTTTGTCTTGCCTGTTCCCGGTAATCCCATGAGTGCAATATTAACCTGAGGAACAACTTCGCCTTCCTCCGGGTCGATAATTCGATAATTCTTAGCCGGAGCGCGGAGAACTTTTTTATCCGGCGGCGCGACGACATTTGATGAAGATGTTTCAGTGTTTTTCTTTAAATTAAGCATTTTCTTCCTTGAATTGTAAATAAATTTCAGCTAAACCGCGGTGGACTAATGTTCCCATTCCGCTTGAGTTTTCAAAATCATCTTTACGGCTTTCTGTTAATTTCGTAAGCCGATATTTTTCCGGGCAAAGTAAGAACGTTTCGTCCGAGGAATAAGACGTTTTATTTAAAACTTCTAGCGGAATTAAATCCCGTTTAGAAGTGCCCGCCGCGCATCCATCGAAAAATTCACACTTTTCATTAAACTTAAAACAAGCCGAAGGCATGTTTCTTGGGTATAGTGTGGAATTTTGTAATGCAAGCCGCAGTTTTTGACGGAGAAGTAAATCATCTTCGACATTTTCGTAATTATTATCAGGGACTGATAAAATCAACGGAGCGCAAGAAGATACGAAACGATTTCCATCCCAGTTCGTTTTTGAAGAAATTCCGCGATATTCAAATAACTTATTCCCTTCATTCGCGGAGTAACGCTTCCATTGCCACGATTCAATATAATAATTCCTCCATGTAGTATTTAATTCGCCGCCCGTGGTTTTCCAGTCGATTAAGATTTTTTCATCCGCGTAATCTGAATACGGCTTACCTGCGGTTTTCTTAATTTTAAGAATTAAATCAATAAACCCGCGGTCAGTCAATGTTCCGTATGTATGTTCAAATTCTTTTTCAACCTGAACAATCGTGAACCATTTCAAATCAAGTGGTAAAAAATACTCAGTCGCGTCCATGACCATATTTTTTGCGACTTTAAATACTTCCGTTGAAATATTTTCTTGATCCGCGGATATGATCGCAGAATCGACTTTATCCCAATCGATTTCTTTTTTTAATGCCTTCCAGTTCATTTCTTTAACAGAATTTCCTTTAATTTTTTCTTCATTTTCTTTATTTCTGTTTCTCTTAAAATATGAATCCCCGGCGTCGCGGGTTGTTCAATATCGGATTGTTTTGTATTGAAATATTTATCGTGCGCGTATTCTTGAAATTTTGGTTCAGACATTTTTTAATTAAACTTTTCTTTAATCATCAAATTTGAATTCATCTCTATCATTCGCTTTATTCAACGCTTCATTAACTTTTTCTAATGAAATGTTTACCACATTCTGGGGCGGCGCGGTCAAACCAACGTCCGGGTCAGACGCGATTTGCTTAGTTGCCTTCAACACCGTGTCGATGTCTCCGGTCATTATAGCATCGGTCAGCAACTTGTTAAGCGTAGCTTTTACGACCATGCGCCGCGCTTCATCTGGGAATGTGTAATTTTGAACGATGAAGGAATTCGCTTCAATCGCTAATTGCCGGGCATCAATTTCATGATCTTCAACGCCTAGGGTTTTTAATGCTACCTCCCGGGAAACGCCGTTGTATAACATTTCTGCTAGTTTTTTAGCTACCTGCCCGGTTGAAGTTTTTTCAGAAACTGAAGGAGTTATGGTTAATACTAAATCGGCGTCCCGCGTTTCAATTTCCTTAACTTCCGTATCCGCAGCGGCTTCAGATTCTTTTACCGGATCAAACTTTGGATCGCCGGGTTTCTTACGAAAATTTTCATCAAGCGGTTCTTGGAGAGATTCGATATCTTCAATTTTCATATTTTAATTATTCCTTTTCATTAACCTTTTTTAATCCTACAACAATAAGAGAAGATGTTAAATTAAACCAAGTATCTTCAACTTTCCCTTCATAAGAAAGATAATACTTAATGTCTTTATTGAATAAACCTCTCGGAGTATCAAAACCGCATTGAATATATCCTTCAGGGATACGCATATCAGGATTGTATAAATTAAAAACTTCTAAGATAATTTTAGTATTATGCAATTTTTCCTTTTTTTTCTCAAACACCGGAATACCTAATATTTCAGGATCTACTGAATATCCTGAGTATAAAACCCAATTTCCTTTATTATTCAGAAATAATCCATATTCATTTTTTCCAATCTGTCTTAAAGCACAATCTTCTGGATTAAACTTAAATCCCGCAGGAAGTTCGATATTTTTTATAAAATCAGAGTTCAAAACTAATCTCCTTTTCTTCATTCTCCAAAGATGGATCTAATTCCCCCGGCGTTTTTTCAAAATAAGATAAAACATTTCGTTTCAGTTTTTTCGCATACTTAGTTTCTGCGAGTTTATTAGTTACTGCAATATGTAGCCGTTTAAACGGTACAAAGTTTTGATATAACACGCCGCGTGAGCGTGTTGCAGGACCGTGCCAAGTTAATCTATCTTGATGATTGATATAAGCAATACAACCATAGATAGAATAACCCAAAGGATCACCTTCGTCACAATACATTAGAACGGAAAGAGTAAATCGAAGTTTAATATCTCGATTTATACTTCCGGCTAAGAATACGAAATTTGATAAATGAATTTCTACTTTATTAATCTTCATAGGCGGTTATAATTTCAGCGATTAACTCGTTTTTTACGAAATCAAAGTAAATATTAAAATCTTCTGGAAGATCATTTATTTCTTTACAAACCCGATCAGCCCCGACGAGGTAGAACTCATTGTTAATGATATACTTAATATTCCTCGCGCCGGAAACTGAATCGGATAACCTCGGTAAGTATTCGTTCATGCAATTCACAGAAAGAACGATTTTATTTAACCGCGCTTTAAGTGCTGAAGCCTGAAGCCTAATATTAGCGAAGCGTTCAACCAACATTTTTTCAAACAGTTTTTGAATTTCTGCTTTAGAAAACGGATTGAAGAACAAAAAAGAGGAGATTCGGTTAAGAAATTCCGGGCGGAAATTTTTACGAAGCGCGGCCATCTGATCTTTTTCTTTATTCTGATTTTCCGCTAAAAGAAAACTTGATGAATTATATTTATATCCGATATTCGTTGTAAACAAATGATATGTTTTTTCAAAATTTACAAGCGAATTATCTCCGACACGAAGAATACCCCGGTCGAGAATTTGCATGATTGTATCAGCAAACTTTGGAGATGCTTTTTCAATTTCATCCCATAGAATGATTGAAACCGGGGACAATTCCGAAGCTACCGCGTTCAACCGCGCTTGAGACAATAACGGTTGTGTTTCCCTGTGTCCTAAATATCCGGGCGGCGCTCCGAGTAATTTAGCAATTTCATGATCGTTTACATATTCATTACAATTCACTTTAAGAATATGTCTATCCGTGCCATGAATAGCCTTGCTCATTGCGGTTGCGGCGAAGCTTTTACCACTTCCAGATGGCCCGCATAGAAACGCCGCGCCGATTATCGAATTTTCCTTGAAGCCAAATGTTTCGTCAAAATAAATCTGTTTGAAAACTTTCTCAAAAGACTTTTTAACGTGATCTTGTCCGATCAGTTCTGAATTGAATTTATCAATTCGAGCTTGAATTCCGTTTTCAGTAAAGTCATACTTTACAGCCTTAGGCATTGATTAACTCCGGTAGCATTTTTTGTACATCAGACTTCCGTGCGATGATTAACCGCGTTGCTTCATTCAAATCTTCTGATAATTCATATTTTGAATATTCATCTACTAGTTTTTCTTTCAATTTAAAATAAATCATCGCGGCGGTTGCTGAATCAACGGCGGATAGATTTAAAATCCTGCCGCCGCCGTACATAGCCATTTGAGGATGGATTTTTTTATCAAATAATCTCCACCCGGTGGTTATGATTAATGAATTCCCAATTTTGAACGCGACGGAAAAGAATAAAGATTTTCTCCCCGCGTTTTTTCCACTTTTTGTTTCTACTTCGCGTAAACCATTAATGAAAATTTCCATTTATAGAAATTCCTTTTCATTTTCGATAATTTGTGCGATTCGATTAAAATCATAATCAAGACGATCATTCAAGATACTTAAAGATACACCCGGAGAAAGATATGCATCATCTGATTTTATTTCCGCCCATTTCTGGACTTCTTCAGGTAAATAATCATACTCATTAAAAATTGTGTATGCATCTACTATTTTATTGTATTTCCAGTTTTCTTTTTTAGGATTTTCTTTCAGATAAAGCTCACATAGAACACCTAAGCAACAATATCCTTCATTGGATTTTAGCTTAAACTTTCCTTGTACGTAGTTTCCGCTTCTTAATTCTTCAATCCATTTTTCAGCAATTTGTATATTCATTATAATCTCTTCTTATATTGTTTCGATATTTTCCTCAATAATATCCGCAATTTCCGAAAAACTAGTTCCACTATCATTTAAGGATGATAAAGAGGACATGTTTTTTTCAGCAGGATTTTCTTCGTCACTTAATAATACTCTAGGATCTTCTTCTTTTATACCTGCCCATTCACACACTTCTTTCGGTAAGAAAGCAGTATAATCTCTTGCATCAATGTTATAACAAATTTCACCATTTGATGACTGAAAATCCCAATTGCCTTTTCCGGTTTCTTTTCTATGAATGTCACATAGAACACCTAAACAACAAAAGCCGGAAAAAGATTTCAAGGTTCTTTTTATTTGTGCATATTCACCTCTTCTTAATGCATTAATCCATTTTTGTGCAATTTCAACTTTCATTTTATAGTTCCTCCTGATATTTTTCAATGATTTCAGCAATTTCACGAAAGTTCCAATAATTATCATTCAATCGTGATAACGGTATTTTTTTCATAAATTTTTTATCCGTTTTTTCGCATTTTTCTTCGTTTGTAATATAAGGATTGAATGTTTTTACTCCCGCCCATTCAACGACTTCTTCAGGTAAAAAAATTCTAGATTCTTCAGATTTTGTTTTATAACAATAATTTCCATCTTGGGAAATTATCCATTCACCTTCTTGTGTTTGGTTTTTATGTAAATCACATAAAACACCCAAGCAGCAATAACCTGAAAATGTTTTCAAATTACCTTTTGCTTGTTCATATTTTCTGCTCCTTAAAGCATAAACCCACTCCTGTGCAATTTGAGTATTCATTTTATTTTTTATTTCCTCTCTTAAAAAAGTAATTAATTTTTTATGGTCTCTTTTTTAATCCGAACCAGAATTGATAAGAATCAATTCCATCGGCATTATTAAATTCTCTGACTTTTCCAAAAGAATCTAACCAATAATCCGCGCCACTCTGTTGTAAATAGAATAATTTATCGAAACCTAAAATAACATATCCATCAGGGATACAGATGTTTTCATTATATGAATGTGAACTGTCCACTTTGAATGAAATTTTAGGCAACTGAGAAAACTTTCTTAAAGGGATATATTTTAATAAAGTTTTTTCTTTAGCTTTTATTACATTATCTTCCGAATCATCGTTAGGATAAATAATTCCATATTCATCTTTTTCTAAAAAGCGCGGCTCGGTATCAAATGGAATAAATTCAAAACCTTCGGGAGCAGACAATTTAATGTTTAGAGTTTTCATGATAATTTTCCTTATACTTTTTCCTTATAATTTTTTTCGTAAAATTTAACAAGTTTATTAACTTCAGGCTTAATTGCCTTAATCATTGCTTCAAATGCTGTTTCGACAAGTTTTTGTTTTTTCATAAATTCACAATACTTCCAGATATTTTTCAATAATATCCGCAATCTCTGAAAACGATTTTCCTTTATCATTTTCTTCATATAATGTAATTCTTTTTTCTTTATTTACATAAAACTCTCCAAACTCATTTCTCATTCCGGCCCATTCTATAACTTCTTTTGGTAAGAAATTATATGCAAACATAAAAGAATATTGTTTATGGTTTGAATTATAATCCCATTCTTTTTTATGTTCTTTTCTGTATAAATCCGTTAATACACCTAAACAACAATAACCGCGTTTATTTTTAAGACAATGTTTAGATTTTCTATATTGCCCACTACGCAAAGCATCGATCCATTTTTTTGCAATTTTTTGATTCATTTTTTTCCTCTTTTTTTATTTTTCAGTTGAAATTTATGTGTCCGTTTTGGCCCAGAAACGCTCTGTATTGCGTCGGCCTCGGCATTGGCCTAGTCACCCCCGGCACAGCGGACCGATTCAATAGCGGCCCTCTGTGGCTCAAGGGGAGAGGTTTTAACGGCGCGTCTCAAGGGCTTCACCACCAGTACCAAAGTACCAGTTCCACACTCGACGGGCTACGGTTTCATCATAGCATATATACGACGTGTTTACCATATACGCGCCCACATGCGTTTACCATATATGCACGTCCGCGCACTTACCATATACGCGCCTCTGCGTATACATGCGGTTTTTATTATATATAATATATATATTAGTAATCATGTCGCGTGCGTATATATGCGAAGCGGGGGTTAGAAATTCATTTCAATCAGCTTTCTTAGCTGAATGAATGTTTTCGGAAAATTAGATTTGTATAAATCTTCCTCACCGAAGTATCCGAAAAATCTACTAAAACGTCGTTGCGGGTCATATAAAGCAAGATGCTCGAACGGGCTTAAATGCTTTGCTTTGAACAACTTCCAGAACAAATTCTCATCCTTCTCTTCAGACGCGGTTTCCTCATGTTTCAAATAGGAAATTCGCGCACATTTTGAAACGTCACGGTAAATTACTGGAGAATACATTAATTTATTCTCGTATTGCCCGGTTTGATCATCGGGAACTTCTGTCATATTAAGACATTCCCATTCATAGATTCCGAATGGCGAATAGATTTGAAAATCATACAACATTCCCGGACGCGTTGAATGATATAGTCTTTGCATTTCTAAGGCCAGTGCGCGGATTTCAGGTTGAGCTTCAATTGAAGTTCTTAGCATTAGAAAATGTTCCAATGCTTGTCGGTCCATTGTTGCGATTACTGTATGAGGTAAAAATGGTTCAAGAATTCTATTCACAATTTGTTTGTGAACATTAAGATTATTTAATCGTCTAGCTGATTCGATAGCATTATGCCGCGCAATTTCCCATTCATTTTGAATAGAAGCTAAAATACTTTGTTCAGAAATAATCTCCTTATTTGACATTCCTGAACAATTCTTACCCCATTCGACGGGAGCAACATCAGAAGTTTCTGCTAATTCGATCATTTTATGAATCGGAATAGCACGGGAAGATGCGGAATTGCGGGAAAATGCGCGGTGGGTATTAAATTCAGAAAGAACCCATCGGTGCATTGTGAGTTTGAATGAAATTAATCGGTCACCCGATTTGGTTACTACGTAGTTTAGAATTTCAGCGGATGGTTTGAACATTATTTTTCCTTTCATTTTTGAATAATTTTCTACTGGACATTGTTTCCGCCGGGAGTCACAATCGGCGGAGGAAATTTTTGACCGCGGGCGATAAATTCTTGAATACCGTATTTTTCAATGTATTCCAAATCTTCCTCCATTTCCGCGATTTCCGCAAGAACCATTTTTTGTTGAATTTTTGCTTTCAGTGCGGACTGGGCAGCTTGAAGTTTAACGAGTTTTGAATACTCTATATTTTGAGTTTTTGCAATTTCCGGGGTAATAAGTCCCGCAGCAAAGGAAATTTTTAACATTTCAACCATGTCGGGATCATGTAAAATTACGGAATCATTACGTCCTTTGAATAGAACAGTAATATCATTCTCTGTAATTTTCACCGATTGAATTTCATTTATATTTAAAATCGTAATTTTTGTCTGAAGAAGCATTTATTCATCCTTATTTTTAATAAAATAATCAATGTAATCCGCAGCTACTTTCGCCATTTGCTTTTTGTTATTTTCTAATTTCGCTTTTGAATATGCTTCTGCAAACTGTTTCGGCCACCTATGATAATAGAACAGTTTTCCTGCTTGCAAAGAAGTTAATCCGAGGACATATTCACCCTCAAAAGAAAGAAAATAGGTAAAATTTTCATTTAATGATGCTGAATTATACCATTCAGGATTGTTCAAATAAGCGGCCCATCCAGCGATACATGAAGTTGTCTGGCAAGTAGATTCTGGATCCTCCATGTGAAAATAATCCATATCAAATTGAGAAGGATCATTTAAGATACATTCCTTCACTTTATTTAATAATTCAATATTTAACGACATTACAAATTATCTCCTTGTTGTTCAACTAAATCCGCAATTTGGTTAAATGAAAAGTTAAACGTATCATTTAACGCGGAAAGATCCACAGCACGCTCATCAGGTAAAGTCACTATTGGAATTGGTTTTTTATTTTTGAATCCCGCCCAGTCAATAACTTTAGCAGGTAAGGAAAAATAGCAATCTTCTATTGAAAGACCGATCCCCCCGGGTTTCCATGGTATATTCTTTTCTTTTGAATACAAGTCGCATAGAACACCTAGGCAACAAAAACTATCTTCATTTTTTAATACTTCTTTTGCTTGTGTATATTCACCACTGCGAAGCGCGGCGATCCATTTTTCTTTAATTTCTTTATTCATTAATTTTCCTTTCAAAGTAACTGGCGATTACTTCAACCATTAGAAAAAACACCAATACCCAAAGTATGATATCTTTCATACGATAACACCATACAAGGTTCGTGCAAAATATTCTTTTACTTGAATATTAATAACCGCCTGTAAATCGCAAGGTCTGAGATTTAATTCGCCTGCGGCGTATCTGTAATGCTCCGCGAGGAACTCATATTCTTTCGGGGAAATTTTCAACTTAGAATCATCAGTGACGAAATCATTATACGCCGCCCGTTTTTCATTTCGTCCAATTGAAACATTTTCTCGATTCGGTCTTACGAGTAGTTCATAAGTATTAACTACTTTATTTCCAGAAATAAGATCGACTTTTCCGGTTAAGAATAACTCCGCCGCTTTGGATAAATTATTCCATCCATACGCGCCGAGGAGAGTTAATTCATTCATCTTATATCCACGTTTAAGCTCATCCGCGATTTGCAATGAATATTCAAGAGCTTTCTTTAATTCTACGCCCGGCGATAGAATCGCAGTCATACCGCAGAGGATTTTATCAGGAATATGAAACGTCCGCGCCTCTCGGTAAACTTTGTCGGAAATTTCATTCCAGAATTTCAAACCCTCAAAACGGCGGGACGGGTTTGTGGAATTATACAGAATTGTCAGGTTTCTGATTATGTCGAGATTCATTTTTTTATATCCTTTAATTAAACTAAACAACCGGAAGTTTCTTCCAGTCTTTTCTTAATGAATGATAAGGAATCGCTGTTTCCTCGTGATAAGACGATGAAGCAATTGTTTTATTAACCGCGTCGATATAACAAGAAACTAGCCCCTCGTTTGTGAAAAATAGTTTTTTACAAATCGACCCAGTTACGCTGGAACATTGTTTAAGCATTGCGGTATCCACATTGATTTTTCCGAACGTCCGAAGCGCGATTTCAATTTCCGCGTCCGGCGTCATTTTAGCTTGTGAATGGACCAGCTTAAATGGGCCGCCGCGCCCGACCTGCTTAAAGCCGAGTAAAGTTGGAATTATTTCTTTTTCCTTACAAAATTCCATTATCCGAGTATATTGTTCTTCCGTAAGAACACCGGATACTAGTTGAGGCGTAAATTGTAATTGTGGAAGATGCATAATAGAGGCATACCATTCAATTGCCGTTACAGAATCAATGGAAAAAGCGACTGAATGATGTTCAAGAAGCCAAGCATTTTGCATTAGAAATTTTGAATTTCTAGTTGTGAAATTCAATTGAATTCCATTTTCGCGCCCGAATTTCAAAATACGGAGAAAATCAGGATGAGTCGTTGGTTCGCCGCCTCCGATAGCGATTTCAAATACTTCATTATTCACGCAATCGAGAATAATATCTTCGATCAAATCTATCTCCGCGTGCCGTCCTTCTGTAGTACTATTTTGATAACAATACACACAATTGTAATTACAGTAATCTGTAATCTTCAAATCGACCAATTCTGGCATGTAGGCTTTATTCTCGATCATGCTATCTCCTTAAAATTTATAGAAACTTTCTGTCCAGTTTTGCGGTCATAAATAACCCATGTGTTGTTATTTACATCAAACCGGGCACGGAATTTTGTCCGCGTATCCGTCATGAATTTGAACAGGTAAATAACATCGTCGGAATACTTATTCCACGATTTCGGACTATATTCATTATCATTCCCGCCGAGAATTGTGATATCGTCCCGGAGAATGAAGTCAATAAACGCTTGACAAAAATTCCAATTCAAAGTCCCGTCGGCGTATTCCGGGAAACAGAATTGACTTTGGTGGTCTACATAATTGTTGTGTGCACTGAAAGCTGGTAATTGATTCGTGTATTTAGGATACCGGGCGAGGAAAAAAAGAAATACTTTTTCGTGGATTTTTCTTTTCTCGTTTTCAATAACATGTTCCGGGGAAGGCCAAGTGATTTTTGATCTTCTACATAGAAAATCAAAAATTTGAGAAAACATATACCGGATTTTATTCTCCGGCGTTTTTAATACAAAAAAATCCCACCCAAAAGATCCAAAATCCTTTTCAGGTTTTTCTTTCAATTTAACTGGATCTTTAGTCATAATCAGCGAATGGCTTGATGACGAGTTATTGGCAAACCCGTATCTAACATGTTTAATCATTTAATCCTCCATTATTGAAATATTCAACAGCAACCGCGGCTAATCCGATTACTATAAGAATATATAGCATGTATATTAGGTCTTTATCCATTGTCATCCTTTAGAAGAATAAAAAGAATTAATGCCAAAATGCCCCAATCGGACGCGTTTTTCTGAACATTAGTTGAGCAAAGTAATGTTACAAACATTACGATTGAAAATATCAGAATAAGTGTCGCAACTAACTTCTGAAACATACGATTCTCTCTCCCCTTTTCTTTTTCTCAACTCCATTTATCATAACTTTTTCTCCATTATGATAAGTTACTGGAATTTTACTACTAAAACCGAATGGAATATAACAAGAAAAATATGCACTTTTCTTATTTAATTCCGTAATTTCCTTTTCACAGCAAGCTCTCATTTATTAACCAACCAGCAATGAGGAAAATCAGCGCCCGTTTTCAATTTATTATCGAGAATAATAAAATACTCCGCTAGATCAATCAAATCGCAAGACTTTTTCTCAAATTTATCTCGATTATTTAATATTTTCCGCGCCAATTTAACGCAAGCCTTTCTCTCCATTTCTACATCCATTCGATTTCCCCCTCCACCGTTTCATCTTTCATTTCCGGGAATAGCTTCAATAATTGATCGACGGCTTTAACTCGTATTTCATCCATCGAGCTATCAGCCGTATCGTAAAAAACAATTCCTTTATCAGTTCCTTTGAACTGGAATGTACACTTCAATTTACGCATTTCTAGTCTCTCCTCCCTATGGCTCTCTCTATTGTACTATGTTCGTATATGCGGTGCAAATAAGTAGTACTTATACACTCATTTACACCAATTATGATTACTTACTAAAGAAACCGGGATATATTAAAAGTATCCGTTTCATCAAAAACATCAAGCAGATAATCTTCCTGAAAACTCCTCGCAATTTTCAAATTATGCCAGTTTACTTTGATTAGCTTTTGTATTAATCTATCCAAGTAATCTTTATCTAAATACTCACGTGAAGTATGTTCGTTAAAATATCCGACTGATAAATTAGAACATTCACGAACTATATGGGAGTAATTAAGACTATCAGTAAATATTCCATTTTCTGATGGCAAATGACCCATTTGCAACTCATTTGCAAGTGATTCAGCAAACTCCCGGCTCGCTGTTTGCGTTAGTGATTGTTTCGTAATGATATCTGTATATCCTCTTCTATCGAGCGATAAACAAACATCATATTTCCGTATATGTTCTTCGAATACTTGGACAAAGTATGCTGAACCTAGTCCGCCGCACTCTTCCGCCCGGTGAAAAACAAACGACACCGGCACTCCCGCCCGAATCATCTTTAGCGCCGCGTAAACCCCGGCTGTATTGTCTGCGCCCAGACAATTAGATTGACTATTTTTCGATAACTGGATTATATTACCTTTTTTCTCAATCTTCTGTAACCCCGGCATTCTATGAACTGTATCAGTGTGACATGTAATTAGTACTTTCGAACCCGGGTATTCTAGAATTCTATTCCCGAAAGAATCAGTTTTAATTCCTTCGATTGAATCTATATACTTTTGTATAAATTCTACTTCAGTATGAGTCCCCGCCGGGCGCATGTACTGTAACATCTGCTCTAATCTTATTTGCATTATTCTATTTCCTCATTTTCATCATTATCAAAGGCAACCCCTTCGGTATTGTCGAATTCAAAGTCCCATTTCTTCGAATTATTATGTACAATCCTTATCTTTCTATCTGGTAAAAGAACTCCTTTTTGCGCCTTACCATCAATATACGGCGCAACTAATTCAAGCGCTTGATTATAGTTAGCTGTAAAACAGCACCCTTCAAGACTTGTTTTATTATATTTATTGTCGGAAAGAAGTTCGATAAATTTATGGATAATCATTTTATTATCCTCTTTAATCGCATAGGGCCGCACATAACCACGGCTTAATGAATTAATCACTGACCGTGCGATTATTTTCCCCTTGCGTTCCATATATGCTACTTCCATTGTCGGATTATCAGCATATATGTCGTAAGGGCGAACTTTCCAGTGGTTGAATTTATTATACATGCAGGAAACTCTATCTGAATCTTCCGCCATCATTCGAGTCTCAAATATCTGCCGAATCTTATCCTTATTGGATGTAAATTTTAATTCACAATCGTGAAAATCTATATATTTGATTTTCATTTTTTCAACAATATCTTTAATTTCCTCGTTTGAATACATATTCAAACTACGCAAGTATTTTCCCAATCGAGTTACAGCCCGTCGATTCGATTCTCCGTATTTTTCGTTGATGAAATACGAGACATATAAGTTTTTCTCGTACACAACGATATGTGGAAAGTGTTGGGGGATATACTTAAAGTAGTTTGGATTTATTGGAGTATATTCTCCGAGGGCAATCTTATAGCATTCCCGGGCACGCCAGTCATTCACTTTCTTCAAATAACAAATGACGGGTTCATTCATTATATTCTTAATCCGAACAGCAGTTATGTCAATATCGAAGAAACCATTTGGCAGAAAATAATTATTCATCTCCCTGCTGTCGGAGAAACAATAAAAGTGCCTAAGATGGTTTCTTTCATATCCAAAAAGATAATCAGATACTGTTATCTCTTGCCGATAATTAAATAAAGAAACATTCTTGGCGAGATAGAAGTTTCCGACGCTTGTTTTCGCTACTGCTAATGGTATTAAATACTGCTCAGTATTATAAATACCATCAAGTTTAATAACTTCTAGTTCATTTGAAGTATTCATATTCTTTCTCCTTCAAAATTATTTATCTTCGCTGCCCGGCTCAGCTACGCCGTCAGTAGAAGTGAATTCATAATCCCAGCAGGACCATTCATCAGAACTAACAATCGAAACTCGATTAGTTCCTAAAGCTATTCCCTTCTGTGCGTCCCCATCAATATATGGCGCGATTAAGTGGCCTGATTTAGTATAATTAGCATAAAACCAGCACCCTTCAAGTGAGGTTTTATGATAACCTTCACTTTGTAACAATTTACGGAATTTAGTATGCAATAAGGAATTATTTTCCTTTATTGCATATGTGCGGACGTAGCCGTTTTCTGCAACATTAATTACTGATCGCGCAACAATGAGTTCTTCGCAAGTCATATATGCGACACACATTGTCGGGTTGTGAGCATATATGTCGTATGGGCGAAATTCCCAAGCCTGAAATTTGTTATACATACAGGAAACTTGACTGGAGTCCTGAGCATACATAGGAATCTCGAAAATTTCCCGTATTTTATCTCTATCTTCAGTGAAGTGAAGGCTGAAACTATTTTCAGCTAAATGATGAATTTTAAGTTTTAGAATGAGAGTTTTAATTTCCTCATTTGAATACGCGGTATATTTAGTCAAATACCGTCCGATCTTCATTTGAACCCGGCGGTCCGCGTCCCCGTATTTATCGTCAGGAATAAAAGAAACAAACAGTTCCTTATCCTTAACAACAATATGCGGAAAGTGCTTTATTGGATAGACTAAGATATTGCTATCCAATAGATTGTATTCCCCGTATACAACCCGTACTATTTCCCTCTCGATCCAATTAGAACATTTTCGCGGTTTGATTAGTATTGGATCATCTTTAGATTTCTTCCAATTCGACCAATACACTGAAGAAAAAAATTCATTGTAATAACCAAAACTATTTTCTAATTCCCTGTTTGAATAGAAAATTTTGGTTCTACTCATCGGCATACGTTCATAAATAACTTGAACGTATGATTGATGAAAGAAATTATTAACCCCGCCGAATATGATAAATCTGAATAAATACAGATTTCCAATATCGGTCTTAATCATACCGATAGGAACCGCATACTCGCCTTTCCTCATATTAGGATATTCCAAAATTTCGTAATCTGAGAATTTAGTTTTCCCAGATTTGGACTTTAAGCACTCGATCATGTTATACCTTCTTGTTCCTTGAATAAAATTATAAAAACCGACTGAATTTACTCAATCGGCTTATAAATTTCACTCAATTATTCGTTAATCGAAATGAGAAGCTGCGCATCCTCATCGATGATCTTAAATTCCTTGTTTTCCTTGAAATCTTCGCGGCAATACGCAATGGCCTCTTCCAGCGTTTGGAAACACTGTTCAAATGTGCTAAAGCCGAAAACAGAAACACCGTAACCAAGCTGCATATCTGGCGTGACTTTCGTTTGCGGAATGACAGGATGAAACTCCACTTCGTTTCCCGAAGTAACCTTAAACAATCCGAATTTTATGAAATATTGTTGGATACTCATCTAAAGTTCTCCTCTTCGTTCATACTTTGCGGTAAATTCATATACTCGCTGAGTAATAAATGAATTTAACCGGGCGGACTTAATTGAATAAATCCGCCCTATAAATCCACTTACATTCCGAACAATTCAGCTACGACATCCACGCGCTTAAAAGAACGTAGTCTATAAATGTTCTTAAAATTATCTGTCGTAACTCAGAAAGAGATGTCCTTTATCTAAGACATCATCTTCTTTTGTAACCGAGTATTTAACCATTGGATAATACTCTTTAGATTCGGAATCAAACACTGTTACGTTTTGATCCAGAATCTCTTCGGACATTTCAGCTAATAGTTTCAATAGTTCTCTGTAAGTCATTTAACCCTTTCTTTCTGAACAAATGTTTGCAGTAAAGCGAGCAGGTCTGGGTATTTTATTATAAACCCAACAACTCTTTCACTGCGTTTTTGTTGACATCATCATTCGATGGTTCAGCAGCAGGAATCGAATAATAAACTCGATTACTGGACGGCATCATGTTTCCCGCCGCGTCCAAAATAATCTCATACGCGGCTTCTTTAAGTTTAGCGCCCGCTCCGATGGTTGCATAAGAGAGATTGGAAAACCCTCCCTTAACGTGATCGGTATATTCCACAATAGCATTCAGCAGATTATACGCAGTGCCGCGCTGATGAGGAAACGAGTCATTGTCGTTGGACTCATACAATTCGAGAATGTCATTCAAAACATTCTCCAACCGAGTTTGGCCGCGTTTGGAATCCTTCTTTCCGAACAGAGCGTCGAAGATCTCTTTCATATCATTCTCCCGAACGGCACGGGAGTTTAAGAAGTTCAGTTGCTCCTCAACAGTTTTCAACTCCTCCCTTGTAGCTTTCATTGCCTGAAGCGCCTGTTCGAATGAGGCTTGCGCGTTCTTAGTATGGTAAACCTTGAAATTACTCAGCCCTTGCGCCTTAGCCGCACGGAGCGTATTCGCACAAACAACACGGATATTTGTAAGACGAAATTCAAACGCGAGAGAACCGTCGTGGGAAGTTGAGAATAAAAGATAATTCTCGATTTTATCCTCCCCGCCGATAAGAATATCAGTGTCAAGCCGGGCTAAGCACCAAACCCGCTCCCCGATTCCCAGTACTCCGGCTGTTTCAAACTTTGTAACGCCGTTTCCTATAAAGGAATCAGCAATCTTAAAACCATCGACGTGCTGCATTACAACGTAATCCTTTCCAACTGTAGAAAGAAATTCGTTTGTATCATCACGAAACGTTCCCCATGCGTCGATTGGTTTTCTATCATATTCTAGCTGGCGCTTACTTACGGTATAGTTAAGCGCGCTATCGTTTAGAAGATCATCTATGGAAAGATAATCTCCATATACCGTCCCAAGATTATGCCAAGCGGACTTCCGCCCGACATAATGCTGTATTTCATGAGCCATGAAACCTTTCTCCTTAAAAAACAAATTGACGGAAAATAATTGCCGCTAACTTACAAAACATTTTGACCGGAGTATTATATATACCCGAAATAAATGAATTGAAAGATAAGCGACTGAACGTGAAATGACAATTGAATCTATATCTAAAGATTCAAAGGATACTATAGGTTTCCCTATAATATCCTTGTGAATTCTCAGATTGAATTCCGATTACTGATATACCAAGATATCAGTAAGATTGCGGCGGGAATGTAAGCAATCATGCTGATTTCATTCATTGCTATAATCTCTCCCACACTTTTTCTATTACATCGGCGATTTCGTTAAATGAATGACCGTCGTCATTCATTTTATCTAGTCGCAAAAACATTCCTTCTTCGATGAATTGCCCGCACTCCGACTTCATTCTGGCCCATTCTTTCACTTCGCAAGGCAGAACAAGACTATGCTCTAGAATGAAATATGCTGTCACTGATTCCAATGACTTCCATTTTACATATGGATTTTGTTTTGTGTATAAATCACACAAAACACCCAAACAACAATAGCCGTTGTCTGATTTCAGTCTAGACTTTTCTTGGGCATATTCCCCGCTCCTCAGCGCGGCTACCCACTGTTGGGCTATTTCGTAATTCATGTTTCCTCCTAAAATAGAATAAGGGCACCCAGACTTATTGAGTACGGATGCCCTTATAGGTAAATTGTCTAGGGGATTACAGAAACGTAATCCTCCGTGGTGAGTTCCTCTTCATTGACCGGAAGATTTGCCGCAAGGTGAACGCGGTTCTTAACCGCTTCCATCATCGCTGCCTTAGCGGCGTCCTGAATCTGAGCTTCAAGCTCATACAAGATTTTCCCCAGCTTCAGGGGAGATACATACTGTCCCCCCTGCTTGGCAATGTGCCAAATGAGGTCCTCAACGTTAATTCGGGCGTCCACAAACGCCTTAGTGGTGGTTTTCCCACGAGCCATATTTACTCCTATAGGCCGTTTGACGGAATACGGCCAAACCGTGATTGAGAGGAATCTCTCTATTAATACTATAGCACCTATAGGCGCCGTTTGTTCCACTTATTTTCGCGGTCCCTCTATCTGACTTCACCCGCACTAAAAGTTGTTTAAGATACACGCACACATATATACACCCGCCCGCTTATAGTCAAATAACAAATATCTATTCCACCACACCACTACATATAGTATCTTCCCCTAAACCCACCACAATATGTAGTATACCATTTTTAAAATACATAAAACGTGGGACCTCAATAGTACTTTCGATTTATTTTTGCAGTACGAAGGTACTAAGTGATTAAATTGGAAAATAGTACTTGACTTAGCCGCGTGGGTGTGCCCGGTGGGACTTTAGTACTACATTCATACATTCCTCGGGAAGTTAATAGTACGAACGGTTCATTTTACATCTAGTACTGTATAGTACTAAATTCCTATTGACATCCCGTACTTAGTACGAATTGTATAGTACCTTAATACCAATTTCTATAGTACCGATAGTACTTCTATCCTATTACTATCTAAAGTCAATAGTACTTTAGTCACATTAATGTGTAGTACTTTAGTACTAGAGCACAGAAAAATGTAGGTGTCAATAGTACTTTAGTACCAATTTAGTACTGGGAAAGGGGTCCCATAGTACTAGACCGGGGGTACTGGTACCCTTAGTACTTTAGTACTAGTACTTTTCCGATTACATGTGGGCTTTGGCACATGTGATGTTAAGTTCTCGATTGAAGGAAAAAATTTTTACAAAAATTTTTACAAAAATTTCAGAAAAATTTTCTAAAAGTTGTCTAAAGATTTTATATTAAAGATTTTATATATGGAAACGCGGTTTTTATTTTTAGGCAACCCGGCGGCGGTATTTTAGGCAACTTTTTCGATAGCACAGCGGACTATGTTAATCAATTTACGCGAAGTTTATTTTTAATATTCTTAAAAAAATATTGTTGATTGTAGCAAAATTCTTCTTCTAAGTCAAGCCCGGCTGGATATTTTTTATTTGAAATATAATGTAGCGCGGCGTGACAACATTCATGAGAAATAATATCCTCCGGGGAGTTTTTAGTCAAATGAATTTCGCCCAAACACTTTTTCTCAGGCGGAAAGTATTTTAATGTATATGCATTAACTCCGTTGCTTCCGTGCGGCGTGGCATTTTTAGGCAACTTATCCCATTCGTCGCGCAGGGACGAAAGTGTAGCGTGAATAAATACATCATAATAAAATGATTTTTTGTTAAAACCGAACGCACGGAATTTATTCACTATCATGCTTTTATTATCCGCTAAAGCTTCTGAAGCCAGAAAGAAAAACTTAGACAAAATACTTTATAAAATGTTGACAGTTTTTAAACTATTTGATAAAATAAAATCATGGTAGACTTATCTGTACTTGAAGCAAAAATTAACGCAATCGCGGCTTTAATTGAAAACATTAAAGCAGACTACGCGGCCATGCTTTCTCTTATCGATGAACTCGAAGAAGTCGTTAAGGGCAAAAATGAACTGCAAACTAAAGTCGACAATCTCGCGGCTAAACTGTCAGTATCGCTTTCGGAGCTAGAGGCGGTGGACAATTCGTTTCCCGTCGCTTTTCATGAAGAAGATCCTGAAGTTCCTGTTGATCCTGAACCTGAGCCTGATCCAGAAGCTTAGTTCTTACTTATAAAAAAAAATCTCCCGGTTTTATCGAACTGGGAGATTTTTTATTTCATCAAAGAAATGAGAACTTTATCACCATTCAGCATTCCGCATTTCCAAAGGTCGCGTTTATTCATCACAACGTCGCCCAGAACATAAATTTTATCTTTTGGATTTACAACATTATTCTAGTTATTGATTAAATGCAAATCGCCGATTAAGAAAGTATTGTGTTTGAACATTTAGTGAACTAATCTTTTTATAAAAATTTTTAATGCTTAGAAGGCCAAGCCTGCCCAAGAACCCCTGGTAAAATAGTAACACGCCAAGTTCAAGGCGCGAACACTGATAAGGATTTTTAATATATGTATAATCAAAACGAATGGGATTCGTTAGCCAAAATTGTATACAAAAGAACATACGCAAGGAGTAAAGAAAATGGAAAATTGGAATCATGGCCCGATACCGTTGATCGCGTTATTCGCGGCAACACTGCTTTGGTGTCTGTGGGAATGGACGAACGACAAGAGTTAAGAACTGTAATGCTATCCCGAAAGGGTATTCCAGCAGGGCGCGGTTTATGGCAATCAGGAACAGAGACACAAAAAAGGCTCGGCGGGGCTTCATTAAACAATTGTTTTTTCTGGACGGCGGAAAATTTTGAGCATTTTGTTTATGCACAAGATTATTTAATGCTCGGTGGCGGAGTGGGTTTATCTGTTGAACATCGTTTTGTCAGTAAACTTCCGAAAGTTAAAAAGAATGTAAAAATTCAACACCTGAATACCTATGACGCGGAATTTATTGTCCCCGATTCCCGAGAAGGTTGGTGTGAACTCACTCGGAAAGTTTTAAAATCATATTTTGAAACCGGAAAATCTTTTAACTTCTCAACAAAATGTATTCGCGGATACGGCGAACCGATTAAAGGATTCGGCGGCGTAGCTTCAGGCCCCACACCATTACTCAAATTTATTGAACAATTATGTACACTTTTAGACAACCGGGCGGGCAAACACATTCGACCGATAGACGCGGCGGATATTATTTGCATGATTGGTCAAATGGTCGTCGCGGGCAATGTGCGCCGTTCGGCAATTATTATTCTTGGTGATTGTTGGGATAAAGAATATCTTAAAGCAAAACGCTGGGATTTGGGAAATATCCCGAACTACCGCGCATTTGCAAATTATTCAATCGTCGCATCCGACATGGAAGATGTTCACCCCGAATTTTGGAAAACTTACGAAAATGGCGAACCGTTTGGAATAGTCAACCGTGCCACAATGCAAAAATATGGCCGAATCGGCGAATTATCAGAAGATTCCGCAATCGGCGTAAATCCCTGCGCTGAAATTTGTCTGGAAAACGGCGAGCCGTGCTGTTTAGTTGAAATTCCTCTAATGAACATTTCATCAAAAGAAGAATTATTCAAAGTCGCGAGGCTATTATATCGTTATGCAAAACGGGTTACTTTAGAAAAGTATCATAATCCGATTACGGATAAAATTGTCAAAAAGAATCACCGCATAGGTATCGGTTTAACTGGATGTTTAGGTTCATCTTTATTTACCGCCGAAATTCTTGATGAACTATATAAATATCTCCGTCAACAAGATAAAGAATACTCCAAAGAACTCGGCGTGCCGGAATCTATACGATTAACTACAATTAAACCTTCCGGCACAGTTTCGAAACTTTTATCTCAAAAAGGCTACGAAGGCATCCACGCCGCGTATTCGAAATACTATATTCAAAGAATCCGCTTTGCTTCTGATGATCCTTTAATTCCAAAACTTCGCGCCGCCGGACATAAAATTGAACCACAAATAAACTTTGACGGAACACTGGATCATAATACTCTAGTAGTAGATTTTTACGTCGCCGCGCCAGAAGGGTATCCAACCGCGGATTTGTGGTCGTTGGAAGATCAATTAAAAACCGTCCTTCTAGCGCAACGATATTGGTCAGATAATTCAGTCTCGGTAACTGTTTATTACAAAAAAGAAGATATTCCGTATATTAAAACATTCTTAAAAAATCATTTATCGGAATTAAAGTCAATTTCATTCCTTCTTCATTCAGATCATGGCTTTAAACAAGCTCCGAAGGAAGAAATTACACAAAAAGAGTACGAAAGTTTAACTAAAAAACTAAAACCAATCGACATTGATGAAATTTCTGACGGCGAAATGGAATCGCTAGAATGTGTTTCAGGATTTTGCCCTGTAAAGTAGTATAATAAAACCAGCAACACTCGACGCTCACGCACTCTCTTCTCCTCCTACTATCCCCGGTACTGTCCTGAAAACGGTATCGGGGATTTTCTTTTATAATAAATATGAAAGAATTAAAATGTCAGAGACTAAGCTAGCCACTATGCGAATGTTGGAGAATTTAATTTCTCCGGAATATATTTCTGGACAATTAAATAACCCGGAAGAAAGCTCAGAATATGATATTCCTGATCCTTTTGCTCAATTTTTACCTCCTAATGATGGACTTATTATTAAAGAAAAACCAAAAGTTTCTAAGAAAAAAAGAGTAGCAAAAAAAATCATTACTGAAATTTTGAATAAAATTACAGAAACACAAAACAACCCCTCTCAACAAGGTTTTGTTCCTCAAGATAAACCCCGTTTATCCCCTCAACTTCCATTTGAGCCGGGAGAAATTTCCAATCTTCGTCAAATGACTGCTTTGCGCGAAAATCAGGATGCCGGGCAACGGGCGTTTGAACAGTTAGAGAAGAATTTAACACCAATGGGTCTTGGATTACAAATTCTACTCGCCGCGTCCCCTCTTGGTGCTCGTGGTATGGCGCGGCCAAGTAATCTTTCCGGCCCTGTTGGAATGAATAACCCGTCCCCGGCGACTCCCGCACCTGTAACTATACCGCCCCGCGAAGCAATTGCCTCTCCAAATAAACCAATGATTCCCTCTTCTGGATTATCTCCACGCGGAGACGCGCATAAATTTACCCCCGCGGGCGGAAAACAATACCTAAACCGTCAAGCGCGTTCCGCCGGATCTTCTCCCGAATGGGTAAAAGAAGGCGCACAAGCTTTACTCGATAAATTCCTCGGAATGGGTAAAAAACCAAATCCATTTTTACCAAAACGGCGCGGTTTAGATATGAATGTCGAAAATCTTGTCAACGCGGGTAAAAATATTCCCGAAAACCGCGCTGATCGGCTTGCTTTATCCGAACTACGTCCTGAAGCACGTTCTAAAGGCTTTACTTCCATGAAAGAGTACGCTGAAGCTCTTGAAATGGAAGCTTTATTAGGCACAGAACTAACAAAAGCAAAATATGATTTAATTAAACAGTCACTTGCTGAAGAAAAAATGATGAATTTAAAGTTAAATCAACATCTTCGGAATAAAAATCGAGAATTTTAATGGCAGTTAAACCAAATCTTTCCTTTTCAGATATTCTTCAACAAACAATTGAACGCCGCGCTGTGGAATCTTTTTTAGATAAACAGCCCGAAGCGCGTCAAAAAGAATTAGATGCCGAATGGGGAGCGCCGTTATCACCTGAAGTCGCACGCGCAAATGAAATTTTAGGTCAGTATGCTGCTATTGCTCAATTTCAAAATAATATTCTTGGGCTTCTTCCCGGAATTAAAAATTCGGGACCACCAAAACCAAACAGATCAATTCCAACATCTATTGATCCTTCTTATGCAGTAGTTCCTGCGGCTTTAAAATATTTACGAAAATTAGCAACAAAGCAGGCACAGAGTAAACCAAAAACAGAAAAAATTTCACTAGATTCTTTTGTTGCTATTCCATCTACGTTTAGATACGGCGAAAAGCCTGTAGACAGGTCTAGTACGGGTAGCAGAAATCAAATAAAAGTAACTCTTGCATCAAAAGGTGTGGATCCTAAAGCGGTAGCTTCTTTACGTGAAAAAATAGATTATAATACAGAAAAAATAAAATTAGGAAATGAATATGTTCCTTTTGAAGATATTAAAAATTTAGTTCAAAATTTTAAATTTGGAACTTATGATAAGGCTTTTACTTATTCTGATCTTTTAGATTATATTTATAAAAATAGAAAATTTAATAAAGCTGTTGATATTTCTATTGCTCCATACACATTACAAAGACCTTCAGGTAAAAATGAAGATAAAGCTGAAATGCTTGAGTTGTTTAATCGGCAAAAATATTCAGAAAATTTCTTTGATCCAAAACATGGAAAAGGCAGTTATGACCCCCAACATTCAGTAGGGGCTTCTGATATTAAAAAAATACTTCCATTGATTAAAAGTCTTTATCCTGAGGCCGAAATTGTTCAAGGACATAGAGTTTCCGGTGCTAAACAAAAATCTGATAAAGATGACAGAATACAAATTATTAAATTACCAGAATTAACTGACACTGAGCTGTTAAAATACGGCGCACAGGCAAAACAAAAACTTCATCGTAAAATTTCAAACACAGAGCAGAACGCGGTGTTGAAATTTTTGTTTGACATCAATAATTCTAAGAAAGAGAATACCGAAGAAGAGTAGTTTTATCCTGTATACTAAAAATATGGATAAGTTGCCTATAAACTTTAACTCCCGATCCCTTGACGATCTTGTCCCGGAGTTTCGGGAAAAAATCCAACAAATGATTGAAAATGTTGCGGCGCGGGGCATTAAAATTGTCCCATATTCCACCCTGCGTAGCCCTTTGATACAAGCACAAAATTACTGCGTAGGCCGAACTGACCCTCAAATTCTGAACATTATCCGCACTTTTCAAAATCTTGGTTGTGAAAATCTTCGTGTGATTCTGCAATTTGCTTTATCAACACGAAAAAAGACAACAATTAAACAAAAAATCATCACCAACGCACTTCCCGGCCAGTCTTGGCATAATTGGGGAGAAGCCGTTGATTGTTATGTCGAAAACCCGCCCGGTAAAGCGGACTGGAATCATCCGGAGGGATACAAAATCATGCAAGAAGAAGCTGAAAAACTCGGATTAACCTCCGGTGGAAGTTTTAAACGTCTTGTTGAGCCTGTTCATACTCAACTTCGGTCCGGTTCTCCTCCGGCTTCTTGGTATCAGTTTGATCAAATTCTCGCGAAAAGATTTGACTTCTCTTCTTTTCCCAGCGCTCAAAGTTCAAAATCCGCGAAACATGAGATTTAGAGATAAAAAATGCTGAAGCAATTTTATCTATAGGATATCCAATCGAACGATAATAAAAAATTGCGCGAAGATCATTCACATTTAATTTAATTTTTGGCATCTTTTAGTCAACTTTATCTATTGTTATTGTAATATATAAATAGAGATTTAACTATGGCATCTTTTCAAATTAACCTAGCTAACAACGGTGCAGGTGTTTTTACTCCTGCCGTGATTCGCGGCGGTACTCCCGCTTCCGGAGGTACTGTTGTAACTCTTCCGGCGATTGAGAATAACCTAAACGGCGCTTCGACTTCTTCCAAACTTCTCGGTACTGCTATCTGGATGGCGTATAACGGTATGTTTAATAACATTTCGCAAACACCCGCGAATAATAACTCCGCATGGTACATTACTATCGCGGACGACGGTTCCCAGAATTACACCCCAACTGTGCGTTTTGGTGGAACTCCTGCATCTGGTGGAACCGCGCTAACTATCCCCTGGGTTGTTAATAACCTGAACGGCGCAAGTACCACTTCTGACCTGAAATCCGCACTACTCCGCGTTACTTCTGACGCGATTTTCAATTCAACTTCTACAAACGGGGTATAATTTTTGGCTCTCGTATATTCCGGCGGGCCTTATCGGAATGACGTTTACTCTATTTCGACAAGGCAGCAATTATTAAATTCAATTAATACAACCCTGACCGCAGCGGGTTGGTCTTCCGAAAATATTTTTGCGTTTTCAGAACTTGTTTGGACGGGCCAACCCAATAATAACAATACTGTAACTGTTGCGGGACAAACATATACTTTCAAAACAAGTATTGCAAATGCTAATGATGTATTAATTGATGCAACAGCTTCTGATACTGCTGAAAACTTATATAATGCAATTAATAAAGGCCCTGGTGAAGGCACTAAATATGGAAATAATACTCCGCTAAATCAATTTATTACTGCGGCAGACTTTAGAAGAAATTCAAATACTTCTGGTAGAATGCGCGTTCAGTCTAAAATTAATACAACACCATTTGGACAACAAGCATTATATTCTTTTGGTACATCTGGAAATGGTAATTTTTCATTTACTTTTCCAAATAATCGTATTGCTGGATATATTTGGACTTCACCGAAAACTCCAATCACACAACAACAAGTTCGAGTTTACGGAGTTGATGCACAAGAAGTTCTTATTTCATTAACACATTTGGTTCGTTTTTATGTGATGGATGAAAATGAACTCTATAGATCGCATCCATTTGCAAACGGTTTTGAACCAAATACTAGTACTTACGGTTATCGCGGGGCGTTTGTAACCCCTGGCCCTGTAAGTTGGCGAATAATTGCAAATCGCTATTCATTTTATCTTTTCATTGACGGTGGCGCAGCTCCTAATGGTGGGGGTGGGGCATTTCACGCAGGCGTTCCGTTTGTTTACTCGTTTTTAGCTCCACGAGTTATTACAAATGCAACAAATACTAATCCAATTGTAATAACAACTTCTGCTCCACATGGATATGTAACAGGCGATACTGTTTTTCATCGAGGAATTGGTGGAAATACTGCAGCAAATGGTACATTTACTATCACAGTAACATCTCCAACACAGTATACAATTCCAATTCAAGGAAACGGCGCATATACTACTGGAGGAGTTTGTTCTAAACCGACTAATGATCGTGTAGCTATGGCTTTTTGGGGTTCAGGAGATGAAACTTCCAGTATAGCATTTCCTTTTACTCGTCTTGGTGCTGAAAATGCATCTTCATATCAATGTCTTAACGGAAATTCATTTATCTTAATTAATACCAGCACTATTGGAGCAATTTCTCTTTTAACGCCAACTCCTTCTCGTCTAGCTGATGCCGGTTCAACAATGCAATTTGTGAATGGTTCTCGTGTTATTTTAGAGCCTCATATAGCTTTTTCAGGAAATTTTAGTGCAAAATCTCGTTGGACTGGACAATTATATGACGCTTTTATTTCCTCCGATGCACAACCTCAAGGAACTACGGCGTCTTTTGATGGACATAATTGGTATTGTTTAGGTCCTTCAAATGGTTCTAATAATAATTCTCGCGGATCTCTCTGGGTGGTTGTTCCATAATGCCACAAGTATTTGATGATTTAATTTTCAATATCTCTACAACAATCAACACACAAGCATATCAAGGTGGAAAACTTCCCTGGGGACAATTAATTTATGGATTTTTCGCAACCCCTCCCGCGTCTTCTCCTCCTGTTCCTCCTTATGCAATGGACCCTCCAATTCCTCCTGTATGGCCATCGCTCGGCGCGGGAAAATTTTCATCCGACACAATTTATGGAAAAGAACGTATGAATACAAATATCCAATTAGTCCGCGGCGATAATTATATCTTTGACTGTATCGCTGTTCTTGACGGAAACGCGGTCGATCTTTCTTTGGCAAATTTAACATTAACTTGTAAAAAAAATCTAAACGACACGGTTCCATTTTTTCAATTAACATCATCCCCGCCTTCAGGAATTTTAATTACTAACGCCCCTGAAGGGAAATTTACCTGCACAATCGCCGGTAATTTAACCGCATCTTTGCCCGCATATATTCAAAGATTTCCTTACGATATTGAATTAACTAAATCGGGCAATAAAAATACCCTTGCACGGGGTTATTTAATTATTGTCCCTGATGTATCATAATAAAGATAGAGAATAATATGTCATTTCCCGCTTTACATTCTGCGACTATTAATAATAACCAAACAACTTCTACTGTAATTAAGAAAGGAATTAAACCGGTAAGCGCGGTTAAAGTTCTAGATTCAAATGCTTCTGGAACTATTACAGTACAAGGTTCTTTTAACGGTACTTTATTTTTCAATGTAGTTGTACATATTTCCGCATCAACTTCCCCAAACCAAAACTTCACTCTTCCAACCGGGGCAGGTAATTTTCTTGTAACATTTCCACCATGGATTTTAGAAAAAATTCCATACGTGAGATTTGTTTCTTCAAATGCAATTACAGCCCCGCTTTGTCAGATTGAATTGTACTAAAATAGAAATAGGAAATAAAAATGTTTAAAACCGCTATTAATCCATCTTTTATTGCTAAGATTCCTTTTAACGTTCCTTCTTGCGCGGCAAACGCAACAACAAATATTTCAATCCCCGCGCCGGGCGCACCTAAAGATCATTTTTACTTAGTGTCCGCTTCTGGGCTTAATGCAAATCTTGTCATTTCTGACGCATATTGCACCACACCCGGAACTGTAATTGTTCGTCTTGGTAATTTAACAAACGCGGCAATTGATCCCCCGACAATTACTTTTAATATCGTCGCGCTTTAATATCTATGATTTCGGGAGTTCCGGGGGTATCAGGGCTTGGTTCATTTGTGTTGTCACGCGGATACACTATTCCTGTACTCCCCTCTCCTAAAAATATTCCCGAAGCAATATTCACACGTCTTGAACAATATTCTTGTGTAATTTCTCCAATAACCCCGATTGCTTTAATTGTTAAAATTAAACAATCAAAAACAGGCTTCGACACCTTTCCGAAAACTTCTGAAAACGACATTCCTTATTCTTAATCATGAAACAAAAAATATCCGCGCAGGAGGTAGTTGCTTGGAGAAAAGCGCGATGGCTTGCACGGTTTGATTTAATTTATCTCTGTAACGAAATTCTCGGGTACGTCGATGTTTCGGATAAAGTACACGGAGGATTAATAAAAACTCTTCAAGCATTTCCCAAACCGACGCGTGAACAGTTTGAAGCTAATGATATTTACGAAAACGGGCGTTGGAAATATAAACCGATATATACATTAAAAGAATTTGTAAAACTTCCCGGAAAGCGCCGCAGGCTTATTCTTGACTCCCGCGGACATTTAAAAACCACAATTAATTGCCAAGCGCACACAATTCAGTGGTTGTTAAATTATCCCGACGCGGCGATACATATTATCCAATCAAACCTTGATAAAGGTAATATGATCGTAGATGAAATCCGCGATCACTTTCGACATAACCCGCGGCTTCGTCAATTATTTCCCGAACTTTGCCCGCAAAAATCAGTAAATGATTTCGGTAAAGTCGGGCAATTTAATATCCGCCCATTTTATGACATTACATCAATGCGTAAAGAACCTTCGGTGCTGGCGGGATCAATTGAAAAAGGCACTGCCGGGCTTCACTTTGATGTCATAAAATTTTCTGATATTGTCGATCCAAATAATTGTTATGGCGACATGTTAGATAAAGTTGCAAAATCTTTTTATATGGCTGAAAATCTTCTCGTCGCGCCGTCGTACTGGATTGACGTAGAAGGGACAAGATATAATTTCGGAGACGTTTATGGAAAAATTATCGAAGGATATGAAAAGGCAAAAAAAGAGAATCGAGAACCTGAGTATCTTATGTACGTCCGTGCGTGCTTTGAGCGAGACACAGGTGAAAAACCTCCTGAGTATACTCCGGAAGAGCAAAACCTTCCCTTTAAAAAAGATAAAGAAGGAAAACGCATCCCTGTATGGCCAGAAAGATTTACATTACAGAAACTCGAAGAAATGGAACGCACAGACCAAGCGACGTTTTCTTGTACGCCCTCTTGGGCTAAAATCTTAAAAGCCGATTGGTCAGAAAGTGATATTTCCACTATTAAGGTTGGAGATGAAATTATTGGATTTGATAATGTATATGTTCCGTCTGAAACTCCACGGTTAATAAAAACAAAAGTTAAGGCTGTTTTTTCTAAAACCGCAGACGTATATAAACTATCTCTTTCAAATGGAGAAAATATATATTGCACCCTAGATCATAAATGGTACATGGGAAAGCGCGGCGGTGGTAAAAAAATATATGATGTTCCAAAAATTGGAAGTGAATTATGGAGATTATTTGCTGTTCATGGAATTCTTGGTAAAAAAGAATTAATTTATAAAAATTTAGAAAATCGGGCAAGCCATTTTGGTACTAAAGTTAAAATTCTTGATATTACATATCATTCAACTGAAACTGTGTACGCACTTGAAACTGAAACCGGAAACTACATTTCACAAGGGTATGCTTCTAGCAATTCACAGCAATTGAATTTTCCTATAGGCGGCGTCGATGGACAAGTATTATTCCCGGTCGATCCTAAGGAGAATTATCCTGCATTAATCGACGAGGATAAATTCAAACAAAATATCCGAGTATCTCATTACGAAATTTCCGTCGATACAGCAGAAACAGTAGGCGGGCGGTCGGATTATACAGCAATGGCTGTTGCGGCGTGGTCGAAAAGCGGACGACCTTACATCGTGGATATCATTTATGGAAAATGGTTGCCAAACCAGATCGTTTCAAATTTATTGGCTTTATATATTAAGTGGAATAAATCGAAAATATCTCCTGTATTAAAAATTAAAATTGAAGAAACGGGGTTCGTCCGCGGTTTAAACGCCGCAATCGGGCGCGAAGAAGAAGTTTTACAGAAAAAATACCCAGGTTTCAAGCTCCCTCTGGAATTCATTAAACGCGATACGTCATTAAGCAAAACTGAACGAATTTTAAAAACACTTCAACCGTGGTACATTAACCGCGAAATGAGGTTTTTGTCAAATATTGAAGCTTTAGAGGCATTGAAAAAACAATTAATTCAATTTCCGAATTCTCCGAACGATGATATTCTTGACTGTTTATCAGATTTTTTTAACGGAAAAGAATACTTCGGGCGGCTTGATGCTAAGCCTGAAATTGAAATTTACAAATCAAAAATGGAGGAAGCAGCGCTAGGAATTCTTTCACCCTGGGATGAGGATGCGGAGTATTATACAACAGAAGGTATTCCTAAACTTTCTGGCGTCCCTTGGTAAAATAAAAATGTATGAAAACGTTTTGGAAAAAAATCAAAAAAGCGCTACAAATTACTGACAAGGCGAAGGATAAAATTGAAGGACTCGGTGTGCCAGTTCCGATAGTTTTATCCAAGTCTATTGATATCGCGGCGCAATTAACTAAAGATAAGAAAGACGATCAATGCCCGAATTAAAACACATTCCAGAACTTCCACATGAAAATTTAGATAATGAACCTCTTGTATCTCCTCTCGATGCAATTAAAAATACCTATGCGCTTCAACTCGTAACCCAGACGTTTTCTAATTACGAATCTTACAGATTCATTAACCATGATCGGCGGTTTAACGAACAAGATCGGCTATACACGGGTTTCGTTCCAGCAAAAGTTTGGCCAAATACAAATATTCCGCGTTCATCGATTCCATTTAATTTAACATTCGATCAAATCGAATCCGCGCATCCGTCTATTTCCCAAGCTCTTTTTGGTTCCGGCGAATGGTTTGACGTTGAAGCGGGCCGGGGAACGCCGCCACAGAATCTCGTAATGATTGAGGATCATTTACGATTTATTCTAGAACATGCAAGAAATGACTTTGGTGGAACGGGGATTAATGAATTAAAACTTGCTACAAAAGATGTTATCTACCGCGGAAACGGAGGGGTTTTTATTGAATGGAATGATGTTCAAAAACGTCCAATTCTTTCATGGGTTGATTTACGAGATATCTACGTTGATCCGGGTTTGAGCGTTCCAAATCTTGATGAAGCGCGAAGCATTATTCGGCGCAAAATGTTTACAGTTAAAGAACTAATCGAGTATCGCGGCGTCCCGAATATGAAAATTCCCGACGATAACGAACTCTACACTCTTTCAACACAATCTCCGTATGCAACCGCGGATCAAACAAAATCGCAACAAGAAGCTATCCAAGGGCGGAGTTATTTCCCAAACTCCACTGACATTCCGGCTAACCCGTCGGATCGTTTAATCGAGTGTTTAATTTTTTACTCAAAAGATCGAATCATCTGGGTTTTAAATCGTAAAGTTGTTGTTTATAACGAACGTAATCCGTATAAATTTATCCCTTTCTGTTTTGCGCCGTGTTACATTTATCCCGGTCGTTGGTACGCAATGGGAATTCCAGACGTACAGGAGCATAATCAACGATACATTGAAGCATTATTAAATGCCCGTTTGGATCGAATTCATTTATCCCTTGAACCGCCGCGTTTAATGAAACGATCAACACTTAATACTCCGGGAAATAATCGGTGGCATCCGGGCAAGATTGTAACTGTTGATGATAAAACTGATTATGATCTCGTCCAACCGCAAGACGTAATTCCAAACGTGTTCAGCGAAATTGAATTTATTCAAAACGCGGCAGAACGACGTACAGGTATTAACGGTTTCGGTATGGGCGTTCCCCGCGGCGGTAATGTAAATCGAACCGCGACGGGCGTTAATGCTCAAGTTTCTGGCGGATCAATGCGGTTACTTGATATTGTTGAAAACATTGAAAATTACATGCTAATTCCAATGTTATACAAACTATATCATATGATTTCACTGCACACTGGAATGTATGATTTCCTCGATGCCCGCACAGCAGACGGTCAAATGTACCGTATTCCAGCACAGGTATTTAATTCTCGTGTAAATTTTGTAATCCGCGCTTCTTCAAAAATGGTTACGCGGGAAAAGCTTTTACAAATTTTTCCGTTTATTACACAATATTTGCTAAACGGGCCATTTCTCGAACAGCTTGGTAATGCAAATCAAACAGTTGATCCAAATGAACTTCTACGATTTTTACAAGATGCGGCGGGCACTTCTGAAAAATACACACTAATCCGCCCGCTTTCGCCAGAAGAAATTCAACAACGGCAACAAGCGCAGCAACAAGCACAGCAAGCGCAACAACAAAAACAAAACGCGGATCTCCAGACTCGTGTTCAGATTCAACAAATGAAATCACAAACTGAACTGCAAAAAGTTCAGATGCAAAAACAAACTGATCCAGCGCTGCTGCAAATTGAGCAACAAAAGGCTCAAATGGAAATGCAGACGGAAATGCTTTTCAATCAAATGAAATTACAATTTGAAAAAGAACTAGCACAAATTAAAATTCAAGCTGAGCGCGAAAAGAATCAACAACAGATTCAAGCAAAGCGCGCTCAGTCCGAATTACAAGCACAAGCAACACAAAACAAAATTCAAAATGACGCCGTAGCTTCTCGACAGAAGATGTTAATAGACTCTTTAATGTCGGCTTCTAATCTTGAATTTACAGCTAAAAAGAATAATCAACAACTTGAATTGGACAAAATGCGTGCTATGATGAAACCACGCATTAATGAATCACAAAAACCGGAGAAAAAGAATAAATAATGGATCAAAACGAAAAAAATATTTTAATTGAAGTATATCGGCTTCGTTTTAACAAAGGCTTCACAACGCTTTGTGATACTTTTATGGAAAAACTTAAAGAAGTTCAGCGAGATCTAGTAGAGAAAAATGATCCAGATGAGATTATAATTACTCATTCGCAATGGAAGGCTCTAAACATGCTTTACTCGATGCTGATAACCGCCCCTGATGAGGCAAAGCAAACATATGAAGATACTTATCGAATTCCAATCGAAGAGGCTCTTTAATTTTAGGCAACTTTTGATACAATAAATACAGAAATGAGTTACTCAGACAATATGGTAGACGAACAATTAATTAAAAACGCAGTTAATGAACAGCTTAAAGCGGCGGGCATTAACATCGAAAATGATGAAGATGCAAGGCCAAAACAGGAAATTAAGCTAAACATTGGCGGCACGGATTATGTATTTTCTTCTGTGGAAGAAATGAATACTGCAATTAACAACGCATTTTCCGCCGTTGCTCAAAACCAAGCAGAACTTCTTTCCCAAATGGAAGAGTTGAAAAGATATCAATCCGAAACTCCAGCTTCAAAAAATCAAAATGAACCATCTTTTGACCGCGAAAAATTTGTAAAACTTATTCAAGAAAACCCAATTGAAGCTTTCAATTATCTTGACGAAGTTCGGTATGGTCCTGAGCGCGTTCCTCCAGCGATTAAAGAAAAGCTTAATAATGTCGCCGCACTTGAACATCAGCTTACGGCCTATAAGTTTCTAAACGCACACCCGGAGTTTCAAAATACTGACCAAAACGCGCAAATTCTTAGAGGCGTGGCAAATCAGTTAAACATCCCTCTTACCTTTGAAGGACTAGAAGCTGCATATCGCGTTGCTACTTCTTATGGCTTAATTCAAACTCCTCAACAACAAAACTTGAGTCAAAACTATGGACCTCCTCAGACTTATGGTTATAACCAAAATCAATTTGCGCCCCCGCCAACTGTAAACCGCACAGCAACACCAATGCTTCCCGAAGGAGATATTGAAGAATATCTGAATCGATTAGATAATTCACAACTTGAAGCGCTAATTCGTCAGTAAAAATTAAACAAAATAATAAAAAAAAAGAGGATAGAAATATCCTCTTTTTTTATTTTTATATGTTATATGTTATGATATTCTTGTAAGGTAACAATTATCTATGTCTTATACACCTGCTGGTATGCAAACTACATCCCCCGGTCTAGCTCACATTGCCGGAAAGGTTTATTACAACCGAACCGCGCTTGATCGGCTAATGAAGAAATTCCGTTTCTGTGATGCTTTTGATAACGAAACAATGCCTAAACAAGAAGGCCGCGTTGTTACAATGTACCGTTATCAGAATATGTCCGCGTCCACCGTTCCCACTGCGGAAGGAACTGTTGGTACATCTCTAACTGTAAATTCGCGCACCGTAAGTGCAACTCTTACTCAGTTTGCGAATTACATTAACCTTTCTGATTTCCTAGTCGATACCGCGTATGATCCTCAAGTAAATCACTACGCTGAACTGCTTGGCTATCGTGCGGGCCTATCCGTAGATACAATGTTCCGAAATATCATCGACGCGCAAGCCGCTTCGACCGTATTTTCTCCCCTCGGTTCTGTATTTACTGTTGAGGATCTCCGCGGTGTCAAAGCGGTTCTCTCTGCAAATGACGTTGAACCTTTTGATGACGGTTTTTACTTCTGTATCATGCACCCGTTTATCACTTTTGACCTTGTAAATGATCCAACTGCTAACGGGCTTGCTGATATTAATAAGTATCAAATGGCGGGCGGCGGGGCTAAGAATTCTCCGCTTCTCAAGCAAGAAGATCGCGGTTGGGTTGCAGATATCGCTACTACTCGAATTCTTGAAAGCACTAACGTTTTCACAAACAGTGGTCAATATCGTACATATATCTTCGGTAAGGGCGGTCTAAAGAAAATTGATCTAGCGGGCCGCGGTCCTTCCAAAGTCACTGATCCTAAGACACAGAAATTCAAGATCAACGTCGTAGGCCGTCAGGGCGCTACTCTTTATGATCCTGAAGGTAAGATCGGCGGGGCCGTTTCGTACAACTTCGTAACTACAGGTTGTTTCGTTGAAGGTCCTGCGGGTATCGGGGGTGTTTATCGCTCTCGTACCATCGATCAAGTTTCTACTCTTGGATAATTAGTTTCTTCCGTGCAAAAAGATATCCCTGAGAAATCGGGGATATTTTTTTATCTAAAAATTATAGACAACTAAAAGGCTATGATACAATATATTTAGAAAGGCTGTTTATGCTACACTTAACCGAAAGGGGGCGATCATAACCGATTTGCGGGGGGTTGCTTCTGACGGGCAAGTAATCCCCTGTAAATAAGAATCCTATGCAATACATCGATACACTTGAACCTCTTGAACCACATTTTTTAGTACCTGAGTACGCAACTCCCGAAGAGTATAAAAAAGCGTTTAATATCGACCCTCCGCCTTTTGATGAACGTAAACCAATTAAACTTTGGACGTTAAATGCTCCTGCATCTACTTCACGTCAAATTTTATTTGATACCGTTGCTGTGGATGAAAACGGCAATTGGTTGTATGATGCAGAAGGGAAATATGTTACTGAATTAATCCTAATGCTTCGCACTGACGCGCCTTTAGTAAATATTCCTCCGAAGGATTTTAACTTTACTGGAAAACCTTTAATTCTGAAACAAAACCGCCCGCTTAGAGATAATTTCGTCAATGAGTACGATATTGTACGCTCGCCTGATGGTTTTTCTGTTGTAGCGCGAAATAAGGAAAAGTACAAGAAATATCTTGAAACGCGCTCTTCGGCGGGAGGAAATAATCCTGCTTTTGAAGCGCAAGTTCTTTCTGATTTAGCCGCGATTAAAAAGGTACTTGGGCTATAATGACGCCGCGGATAGGTAAATTTGATCAATCACAGATTTTCCAGTGGTCGGACGGGACTAACTTCAACGGTGCCGCGATTATTGGATTAACTCGCCCCACGGCAGACGGAACTCCTCAAACTGCATGGATTAACGTAAACTACGGCGATACTGATGAAAATTTACCTCTCCCCACGTCGTTTGCTTTAATTCCCATTCAAGATGGTAAGCTTGATGATGCACTGGGATTATTTTATAATGAAGATATAACTCCCCCGAATACGCAATATGTTCATTATATAATTGATTCAACGATGCGAATTATTGCAGGGCCGGGCAATTTATTTACAGTAAATTCCGCAACAGTAACACTTCCATTATTAACATTGAATGCTCCACTAACCAATGGATCAATTATTCCGGTGCCTGCATAATGGAAAATACATTTGAAAAAGTTCATGAAATTAAACTATCCTTTGGTCAATTAATGGGTTGGGTAATTTCCATTGCTACAATTTTAATTTCACTTTCATTTGTAACCGGAACTTATTTACAAAAGTTTGAAATAATGCAAAAAGATATTGAAGAAGGAAAAGCAATAGGCAAAGTGTTAAATTCCTCAATTGAAGAATTAACAATTGAAGTAAAATCTCTTCGACAAGAAATGATATATGTTAATCAAAGACACGGAACAATTACAAACAGATAGTTTTTTTAAGCAAGTCGAAACTGATAATCAAAGAATTTTAGATTCACTTCGTCAGTATGAAAATGCCGTGCTGCTCGGAAAAGACAATGATCCGACGAGTGTTGTATCTCAAATGGGAAATTGTTTATCAAGTACGGATGTTAAAAATAAACTTGAACAATTATCATATTACGTTCAAGTAGAGCGTCATCCACAAAAACCAAATATATGGGTTGTGTATAATACTCGATTAAATCCAAAAAAATACATCGCCGCGTTTGAAGAAGGTATCGTTCCTGAGAGGACATTATTAAATACACGCACGATTACTGACGTTGATCCTGATAGCTTAAATCCTTCGTGGACACCGAAAAAAATGGACGCGCCGCGGGTCGATATTAATGGAATTATTCAAATTGACGAAGGCGAAAAGCCCGGGTTGACAAAATACACAATTCCGTGGAATGTTGCAAAAATGGGTTATCGAACAATTTTAATTCGATTAATTCAATCCGGTCTCGTTTCTTTAACTCGCGTTGAGGAAGTTTTTTCTTCAGACAACACTCCCGAATGGGCCTCTAAAACAGGAAAACGGAAGGATGTAAAGGCTCGAATTTAATGGCTGAATTATTTGCAAATAATGCGGTTACGTCATTAACCCTGTCAATCACTGCGTCTCAAACCTCAATTCCAGTTGCTTCTAATGACGGATTTCCTTTAATCACTTCCCCCGGCGATTTTTTTTACGTTTTAATTGACAGTGAAATTATTCGGGTTGATAATAACTCGACAGTTTTATGGACAGTAACTCGAGGGTTTCAAGGAACTACCGCAACGGAACATTCCGCACAAGCGACGGTGTATAATATCGTGACTAAGAAAACAATGGAGGATATTATTGCTAATAGTAGTGGATCAGTAGTCAGTCCTTCAACATTCGCCGCGCTTCCCTCTCCTGGGCAAACAGGAAATGTTTATCTTCTTGAAGATTCATATTACCCATTCGTTTATGATAATGGAACGAATTTAATTTACTTTCTAAATGGACGAAAAGTAACCCGGCCCCCGGCGGCTTCAAATTGGACTGTTGCTACAAATGGAAATGCAACATTAACTGATTCTAAGGGCGGATTATATTTCGGAACAAATAGTAATACACAAGGCGCAATGGAAATGGCCTTTCTCCCAACACCAACTCCTCCATATACTATTACATTCAAAATTTTACCGCAATTTTTAGGAGGACAAAGTGGTCAATTTGCTCAATATGGAATTTTATTCAGTAATTCAAATACTGTATCTTTAACTGGCTGTCATGTTTTTTCAGTATATAGTACATCAAATTCAAATCAATTTATTGTTTTAGAAGGTGCGACATTCACTAATAATAATTTTGGCGGCCAAGCAAACCTTGTGGCGTATAACCAATCAACTCTATGGGGACATGATTTCTGGATGCAAATGTTTGATGATAATACTAACCGGGGTTTTAGAATTTCCCGTGATGGAGAAAATTTTTTACCACTTCAAACTGTTTCCAGAACATTGCTATTTACACCCACTCATTATGGCTTTTATGGTAGATTAGGCAACGTCACAGGACGTCCTTGGGGATTAACGATTCCCACAATGATTCAATCTTAATAATTTTTAATAAAGGATTTCAATAAATAAATGAAAAAATTTCAATCAAACGACGAAGATATTTCAGTAATTCAAGCAGCTATGATGGGACAACCTACAAGTTTAGTTTCATCTTCCGTGCAAGAACAACTTGCCCAGATTCTTCTTGAAAAATATCAAAAAGATATCGATGAAGAGAATCGCAAAAAGTCAATTCGTAAGAAGCAGCAGGAAGTTCTAGCGAAAGAAGCACAAGCTAAGCGCGAGGAGGAACTTCGTATACAAGAATCTTGTGATCATAAAAAACCCAACGGCACAACCGCGCTTGTCGCGTCTTATAATCACCACGGAGAAATCATGGGAATTTGTCAGACTTGCGGAAAAGAATGGTTAAAGAATTCTATTCCACAACATCTGCTACCTCCCGGTGAAGCTATCGGGGGGCCTGGTGTGAGATAATAAGATCAGGTAATTAAATATCATGGCGGCAACAGAAAGACCTATTGATTCCCTGTTATGGGCACAACAGTATATTAAAAATATGCCGCTATATCGTCTGCAAGTTGAGGTTCTTAATGACGCCGCCAGATATTTTTGGAGAGCCGCGCCTTGGCGTTGGACTTTAGGATCATTGCCTACTACAGTTTTAGTCAATAACACACAAGACTATACAGTAACACTTCCGTCAGATTTTTTATATGGCGTCGATGCAAATTTAATATTTGCCGATAAACTTACAAAAGAATTAGAAATTGTTCCATTTCTGCCGCTTGAATCCGCTAAAACTGGACAACCCTCTCAATTAGCAATTTCGGGAGCAGGTGTTAATGGTAATTATCGTTTTTCTCCCGTTCCATCTGGATATGCGCCGGGCACACTTCCGACGCTAACCGGGACATATAAAAAAGAATTTAACACGCTTGACGAAACTACAATATACACGCCCGGTTCATTAATTTTTCCAGATGAATATATTGATGTATTTCGTAATATTGTTCTATACTACGCGTACCGATATGCGGACGATCAGCGCGCCGGAAATATTCAATTTTCCAATGGACAAATGACGGCAAACGGGCAACGCGGCGAAATGGAATCAATGATTGAAGAAATTCGTCAACGAGAACCGCTTCCGTTTATTGACGTTAAAACTTCACAAGATCCAAAAAGGACTAAGAAATAATGGCCAGAACTCTTACATACGGCGAATTAATTTCCGCAATTTCTAAAAAAATCTCTCGCACAACCGAAGAAGATTTTGCGGCGTTAATTTGTAATATGACAATTCAAGAAATTTGGAAACGGTATGACTGGAGAGAATCCATTAAAACCCTCCCCGCGTTTTGGCTTGCTCCAAGCGTACAAGACTACGGTTCTCCATTAAACATTGTTCCTGAAGATTTTGATGGACTTCGGACCGCGTTTCTTGTTCAATTAAACGGAAACCCGGTTCGTAAAATTCCTTTAGACACTACAAAGATTTTACTTGAAACAAACGTCCGATCATTTCCTTCATCGATTGCTTTTGTTCCTGAAAAACGCGCTTTCCGAGTTTTTCCCCGCGTTCCCGATTCTTGGGGTTGTCCGGAGTATTTAATAACTGGAACTTATAAAACACTTCCACCGAGAGTTTTATCGAGTAATTTTCAAGGTACATTATTACCATTTGATGATAAATACTTTTTCACTTTAATGGAATGTGCTTTATGGAAAGGTTATGAATTAAATGGAAATCCGATGGACGAAAAAGCACAGCTAAAAGCTTTAACGGCAATTGAAGAAATGTCCCGCGATCAGGGGTTAAATGATGGAGATACAAATATTACTCCTTCCGGGCCGCTAGCTACAACTTCAGGTTCATTTTGGCCGGGGAATATTCTATGGAGATAAAGAAAGTTTATTTAACTTTTGTTAAGTCCGAAAGTAAGAAACAAAAGAAGGTGAAAAATAACCCTCGGCGTGAAAATATTAAAATAATTAAAAAGGATTAATAATGCAAGATACACTTTTAGATAAGATTAAAAATTATGTATTTCCGGCTAAAAAAGTTTTAGACAAAGCCGCGGCCCAAGGAGATACTTCAAAACAAGAAACTGTAACCACGCCCTCCGACGCCGATCCTTTATATTTACAAAAAATTGTAAATGAACGGATGAAAGAAAAAATGACGACCCCAAATCCGTTAGAAAATGTATTGAAAAATTCTTCAAAAAATACGCCGAAGAATTCAGTTAAAAATAAAATGAACAAAAAATAGTATTATAATAATGTAATGTTTAATCAAGGATTATTTAGACAACAAGCGAATCCCATGGCATTGATGCAAATGCTTATGATGTTGAATCAAGGGCGGCAGCAACAGCAGGTTCCACGGCAACCTCAAATACAGCTTCCGCAGGTAAGTAATCCGCTTCAAGCATTTATTTCGAGCATTTCAAGAAATCCAAATAATACAAATTTTCATCAACCAAACGCGGCTCAGCAATTTTTTAGACAACAACAATCTCCTGCAACTTCTCAAGGACCAAATCCAATGCAAGCATTTTTACAGCAGATAATGTCTCAAAATCAACAGGGAGTAAATTCTTTAGAACAGTTTTTTAATCTATCAAGAAATACTCCCGGATTTAATCCCGACTCCAGGATTTCTCAGGAACAGATTCGACAATTAAATAATCTTCCTCCAAATGCTTCAAATGGTGGTTTTGGCGGACAGACTCCTCCACCTAATCCATACAGTCTTATGTTTTCTGGAGTGAACGCAGATGAACGGGAGAGAAAAGCACACGAAGAATATCAAGCATACTATGGGCGTCCAGCTAATTGGGCCGAAGCCGAAGCAGATTTTTTGAAGAGCAGTCGTGGTTTAATGGATTTCGTACGCAGTTTTAATCCACAAAATTCAAGTAATCAATTTAATTCAAATCCTGGCGGAATGCCTTCGCAAAGCTCGATGATTCCCAGTATGATGCCTAGTAATTCTAGCAATTCTAGCATGTATTCTCCCGTTCAAAACCGGGCGCAGCAGAATTTCTCACAACCAAACCCGGCTGGACAACCACAACAACCCGCGCCGCAACCCCCTACTGTACAATCTAACCCGCAAACACAACGTTTTAATTCATATCATTCTTTTAGTAATCCACGCGGTTTTTAGTTTTATTCTTAAATAACTACATATTATATAATAGTATTGAAAGATACTATTATGGGATTAATTGAACAGGGGCTTTATAGTCCATTTACATTTTCCAACGGCGGCTTCGATAATATACAGAATTTTATTTCTACTTCGCCATTTAATCCGACGCCTCAACCTTCGATTACAAATCCCAGTCAACAATTTCAAATACAAGCTCCTGCTCCATTTACTTTAAACGATTACATGGCGGCAATGCAAATGCAAAATCCAATTCAAACAATGGATATTAATACGTTTAATCAACCGGAAGGCGTTCGTCAACAAATGCCAACATCGCCGCGCCCTGTTTCTCAATCTTCGGTTGAGCAAACGCCTCAAAATACAAATCAAACGGCACGTCCAAATCCGTTTTTTAGCTCAATACAAGGTTTGTATAATACTTTAAGTAATATTCCAAATCCCGCACAAACGGAAACGCCAACAAATCCACCTGCGGGAACTCCTCCGGCTGGAAGTGGACAACCCCCGGCACAGAATCAATTTACATCACAGCAACAGGCTTGGTTTAATGCTAACCCCGGCTGGCAGTCTGATTTAATGAAAGCTATGCTCGGCGGTCAACAATTCGGTTTTGACCCGATGAACATTCAGTGGCAGAATTTCAATAACGGCCAAACTGAAAATATCACCCGCGCATTAGGAGTTATTAATAATCCCCAAGAATTAGCAAAACTTCTTGGCGGCGAAGTTGTAACTTCTCCATTCGCAACTTTCGGCACAACGCAACGTGATCAATATATCCGAATGCCTAATGGGCAGATGATTGACGCTTCCGCAATTGGGTCACTTTTAGGCAACGCGGCGTCGTCACAAAATCCATTCAACGCCCTTTCTGATGTCATTAATCTAATGGGTGTATGGAATCAACAACACACAAATGACCCAAATATTAATACCGACGCAATTAACCTCGTCGAACGCGGAGTAATTTCTCCGCAAGCGCCGCCCGGTTGGGACCCATCAAAGTTTGCTGGTGGGAATCCAACATATACTCCTTCGGGTCCGGTTCCCGGAAATCCGTCAAACCCCGGTATGGGAACATCCAACCCCGTTCAATTCCAAGGCGGGCAAATGCAATTTATAAACGGCCCCAACGGGTTCCCTATTTTCAATAACATAACCGGAAACATCGGAACGCCTCAAATGCCGAATCCGGGAGGTAATACAGGAACTCAACCCCCTTCGGGCGGTACTCCGCAAGCTCCGGCGACAGGTACGCCAAATACAAATCAAAACGCGCCACTTGGTTCAAATATGAATTCTCAATATTTCATGCCACAGGGCCGCGGTGGTTTATATGCTCAATCTGGAAACGGCGTTTCTCGAATGAGTGCTGCGGGCGGTGGCGGCGGGCGTTACGGCGGCGGCTTATATTCCATGGCTTCTGGTGGAAACGAAGCCAATACAGGAAATCCTTTCGGCGCACCTAAACAATCTGCAAATTCGCAAATAGCAGGAAATCTTCCAAACGGCAGTTCACTTATTGGTAAATAATGCCTCAATATCCCGCATTTGACGCAACTACATACGACCGTCTTGATTTTCCTTATAACAGAATCGAGAATGAACTTGTAAACACTCCGAGATTAATCAGAGGTTTAAACACATTCATTACTCGAAAAGGAAAACTTCGCCGCCGTCCTGGTACTAAGGAAATTCCAAACGGGCGCTTTGATTTTCGGGTTGATAGGATCTTTTTTGTTCAAACAGAAGAAACACCGCAGAGAATTTATGCAATTTACTCGGCGTTTAATCATACCACAAATTTATGGGAATTATACTACCAAAGATACCAATCTCCGACACCTTCACAGATTGTTAAATTTCCAGATATCCGCGGGTGTAATAAATCGTTAATCGCACACGAAGCTGTGGCTTCTCGTGGGAAATTATATATTAAATCTTACCCCGCCGCGGCAGATGATTTATTTGGTTCTATTATTTTTGACGGTACAGACGGCATTGCTAAATTTTACCCATGGGGTATTCAAGCTCCGACTGTTCCTGCGAGAATTGACGCTACTATTGGATATCTTAATGGTGGAATTAATAACTCCACAACGTCATTAACAATTCAAGGCCCTGATCCATTTCCTGCCGCGCCATTTACATTTCAATTAGATAATGAATTAATCACTGTTACATCTAAAACCGGGCTAACTTTTACCATAACTCGTGGAGTTGGTGGAACTACTGCCGCGCCGCACTTAGACCGAACTTTGTGTGTTTTACGAAATTCATGGGCAACGTCAAATTTTCCTGTAAATGTAAATGTAACGTGGCGTTATGCTTATTGTTACGAATCAATTACAGGACAAGTTTCTTCCCGCGTACCACAAGAAGCAGATCCGCGAAACGCGCCTTCGGCAACGGGGTCATTTAATAATCTTATTCCAAAGATTATTTTAACGGGAACCGCGGATACAACTAATATTCCTTATATTCGTATTTATCGAACCACTGACGGCGGCGGAAGATTTTATTTACTCGACACAATTCCAAACCCCGGCGCGACTACAGTAACGTATGAAGATAAACACCTTGCAGATTTTATTGGATCCTCTGGCTTCGATTCTCCGGTAACTGATTCCGCACTTACAAATGACGTATCAACTATTGTTCCAACTACTGTTTCAAATGATCCTCCTCCTCCGAATATTGCGCCAAAAGTTGTCGGAGTCGATCCTATTCAAGCTTCTACGCCACTGGCGTATTATGCGGGAAGAATTTGGTACGGAATTGGAACTAAATTAGTATTTTCTGGAAACGAAGAAATCACTGACGGCGTCCCTGAAGAATGTTTTCCATCAGGATTAAATGGAAACTTTTACGCATTACAGGACAATATTACAAATCTTCGGGCAACCGCGGATGCGTTATATATCACAACTGTAAATCAATCATACATTATAACCGGACAAACATTAGATTCATTTAATCTTCGCCCAATTTTTGATCAAGTGGGAAGCCCTCCCGGCCACCCATTAGCGATTACTCGTTATGGAAATACTGTAGCCTCGCTTACTCACGATTTTCAAATTGTATTAATGGAAGGAATTGAAAATCCGCAGAATATATCTGAACCTTTATATACAGATTTAGTCGATTCTTCAAACGGCGGCGGCGAGTTTCAAATTGAATATTGGGCGGATTTAGACAAACAATGGTTATTTGTCTGCTCTCACCGGGCAGATAATCCAACGTTATCCCGTCAATGGGTGATGGATATTAATAAAACTAAAGAAAATAAATACCCTTTCTGGTTTACTCCGTGGGATATTAATTGTACAGTAATGGCCGTTGGAAGAATTTCAGAAGCTTCTTCTCAACGCCGCGCTATCTTTTTTATATGGGATGAGGTTTCTAAAAAGGGCCAATTTGCACGACTCGACCCAACAGCGCGGGAAACTCAAGATTATTTTTGGGACGGGCCGCGTTCATTTAATTTATTCTTTACAACTCATCTTGCTGAAATTTCGCCGGGAAATCACATAAACGCGCTTGTAAAAGAAGCAATGGTTCCGAATGTTTCGATGATTAAATTCGACCGAACAATGATCAATTCAACCGATTCGGACCCTTATTGTTATTTTTACCTTGATGATTTTTGGACTGATGGGATTTCTTCAGATATTTTAACCGACCCTCCGCGAAGGAATCCGAGTAAAGGGTATAAAACACAATATATTCAAATTAATGAAGTTGCTGAAAGAATTGCGCTTGAAATGCGATTAATAAACAACGCTGATCCTCTAGAACTTCATAATCTTTCATTTATCTTTACCCCAACCTCTGGAGCATAATGAGAACTGAATCTTCAGAATTTATTGTAAATCGAATTGCGAATCTACGTAATGCCGCGGAAGGTGCTGTTCTTCCTCCGCAGATTAAATCTGGACAAAGGATTAAAAATGTTTCATCTCCGTTCGTTGCACGAATAGATACAATTTCCGGGGGTACTTACTTTACTATTGTATTTGACGAACCGAATGGATTTAATGAATATTTCGTTTATTGGACAATTGAGAACCCGGCGACGGTAAATATTCAATCTTTTTCTGGTCCGGTTTCGACACAATCTTCTCCTGTTCAAATATTTATTCCGGGACCCGCGGGACAAAAAGTTACATTTTACATTCAAACTAAATTATCTTCTGGATTAGCCTTAGAGATTAACTCCTCTCCGTCTTGTTCATCATTTACGGTATAATGTTAAAATAGTATTGAAAGAAATAATATGGATCCACTTACACTATCTCTCATCGGGAGCGCTGCTGGAAAAATTCTTGGTGGAATTTTTGGTGGAAATCAAGACCAAGCTAGTCAGTTGAAATGGCAGCAAGGCTTGATTTCTAACTTGATGAATACCGGAATAGATGCGAAGCAGTTTGGACAAGATATCGCCATGGGCGGTAAGGATGATCTATATGCGAGGCTTCTTCCGTTTTTAGACAACACTGGCGCGGGCGCTGAAAAAACTCGTCAGAATGTTACGGGATTATTTAATGATTCATTAAACTTAAACTCATTTTACAATCCATTTAATTTTCTCGGTCAAAATCTAACAAACGCGGGCGTTAATCCCTTGATGCAATATGTCATGGATCAACAGGGACAGCTTGGTTCTCTAATGCGCGGTATGGGTGAAATTGGGTCCGCTATTTTTACACAAGGAGGAAGAACCCCAGAAAGTCAAGCTGCGTTTGACATGATTTCCCGAATCATGAATGAGTCAGGAAATCCACAAATGCGGAATATCGCCCAACAAGTTATTCAGGGCGGCGGCGCGAATCCATATTCAAACTTTACCGTCGATGCTGGGACAGATTCCATTAAACGCGGCGGCATGACTCCACAAGCTCAAGCCTTAATGAGTTTTGGTCAATCCGGATTACAAACGGGCGGTATGACTCCGTGGGATCAACTTGCGCTTGAAGCCGCAAAACAAGGTCTTGCTACACAAGGTTTTAATGAAAATTCAAACGCTCTTAGCTCTCTCGGTCGTGGAATTTTAGGAACAGGGGGGAATACTTCGGAAAATCAATTTTTACGAAACCGCGGCCAACAAATTTTAGGAAAAGATCCTCTGCTTTCCATGGATGAAGTTACTAACATGGCAGCGGATAAAGCCGGGACGCAATTTGCGAATAATTCCGCACAGAATTATCGTCAAGCTATGTTGCGCGGCGGCGGTCCTGCCGTGCGAAGCGGATTACAAAATCAAGCGGTTCAAGAAAACGAAACCGATATGTTGAAAAATATCGGAAGCGCGATTAACGAAGCTCGAATGGGCCAACAAGGATTGCAGCTACAACAATTCGGAATGGGTTCTGGTTTAATGGGTTCCGGTATGCAAGATGTTTTATCGCGTCTTGGTATGGGAGGAAATTTAACCTCCTCCGGTGAGCAAGCGGCACTACAGAGAATGCTAGGATTAACTGGACTCGGTTCTGATTCATCCAATCGAGCGATTAACGCACAACAACTATTTTCTTCCATGCTTGGGCAATCCGGTC